CTTTTTTTTCTTGTCTTTGGCCTTCTTATCTTTCTTATCGGAAGCCGTTTTTTCTTTTACCTTTTCTTCCTTCTTTTTCTTAGTTTCCTTTTCCTCCTTGGGAGCCTTACCTGAAGCAAGTTTTCTTTGCTCCATACGATATTTTTTCTTCTCAGCCGAAGTCATTTCTCTGCCATCGATGAGAGGATAATCGTATTTGGTAGCTGTTCTACCGCCATTTCCTTTCTTTTCCTTTTTCTCTTTGGCAGCCTTCTTCTCAGCTTTTTCCTTCTTCTCTTTTTCCTTGAGTTTTACCAATTTCTTGTTGTTCTCTTGGTCAGCTTCAGGATAGGCAGCAGCAACTTTGTCTCTTTCCTTATTGAGCTTGTTTACAAGTTCGGTAACCTTTTTACCATGTTTCTTGTCTTTGGTCCAATCCTTAGTAGGGTCCAACTTGTTCTCTTTAAGGTAAGCATCCAAAGCTTTCTTAGCCTTTGTGAGTTCCGGAGTCTTGGATTCCGATTTACTCTTCTTTTCTGTTTTCTTAGCCATTTTCATTTATATTAGGTGAATAATTGAATTTCCTATTTACATAATACCATAGTTATACCTTCCTAATTTGGGTTGGGATTTCTTTAATTTCTAGGATTTCTAAACTGCATTGTTTTAAAACTGCCTCGAGTTGAAGTATATCTTCTACCTCTTTCTGAGATAAGTCCGTAAAAGTTTGTTCAAAAGTTTCTTTCTGTTCCCCCCTTATAAAATTAAATTGGGCAACAATATAAGTCCCATGAAGTTTTTTATTCAGGGCTCCTTTAAGAGATATGAGTTTTCTTTTCAGATAATTACTCTTCAACCTATGGGATTGGTATTCGCCTTTCTTACCCTTACTAAGAGCTACCTTTTTAAGGTACGAAACATAATCTAATTCTCTGAGAGTTTGATTAATGTTTCCCACTAATAATCTTAAGTCTTTTTCCATTTGGGTCTTTGCATTACTTGGTTAGATACTTCCTGAGTTTCTTCTGATAGCATTTCTCTTGCCTCATTTATTATATTGATGGCAAGTTCCCTTTCATCTGGTCCCAGGTTTAATTCTTTATCTTCTAGTACATCAGTATAAGTATTTATTAGATTATCCAATGCAAGTATTCGAATGTTCTTTCGAATTGCTAATTTCTCTTCTTCCATGGGTATAAAAAATTAAAGCCCACTACCTTCGCAGGCAATGAGCTTTTGGCTGAACAACGTCCTAAGTGTAGATGTTATTCATATGAACTTAAACTCTAAATTTATATAGCAGACATATGGGATAGTAGTTAGTAAGTTAGAGTTTAATCTTCTGATTCTTCCTCTTCTTCTTCCTTAGCCTTTTTGTTTTTCGGAGAACAAATAACGCCATGTCCTTTCTTAGACTTAACGGTAAGAGTTCCCGGAACGAATGAAACTGAAGTTGATACCGGTTTGCCATCCGTAACCAATACAGAAGTAACCACTACACCCTGATAGCCTTCCTTGTTCTTAACGGCATAACCAAAGTTCATTACCTTGGATTTGTCGTTAATGGCAATAACATCGATTTGCTTGCTGTTAGGACGTTGTTCAGCCGGCCGATTCTTAAGTGCCTCTTGACGAGCCTTGCGTTTAGCTTCTTTTTCGGGGTCTTTTTCTTTATCCCCTTTCTTCTTGGAGTCTGATTTCTTTGTTGCCATAATTTTTAATGTTTTATAAGTTAATGGTTATTATAAGTAAACTTCTACGTTTATTAATAGTTGATAGTAAAGGTAGGGAAATTTCCCTACCTTCTTTTAAATCTTGAATACGGTTACCAGATTACTTTTTCCCTTTCTTGCCTTTACCTTTGGCTTCTTTCTTTGCCGGCAATTTGAGACCGAGTTCTTTAGCGATTGCTTTACGGAGTTTTTCGATGTCGTCTTCATCATAATCGTCTGGGTCAGTTTCAAGGTCTTTGTCGTCGCAGACATCCTCAAGTTCTTCGAAGTCCATTTCGGCAAGTTCTTCACCGGTCAGTTCTTCCTCTTCTTCTTCCTCTTCGGAATCATCATCATCGTCATCATCCGATTCCTCTTCTTCTTCCTCTTCGGAATCATCATCATCGTCATCATCCGATTCCTCTTCTTCTTCTTCCTCGTCATCGGATTCAGAACCAAAAAGGTCTTCGGCTTCTTCGGCAGAAAGCATGATAGGAGCAGGGATAATCTTTACTGAGCCGTCTTCGTACTTAATGATGATTGCACCATTGATTTCTGTTCTGGAAACTTCTTTCAGTTCCACTTCTTTTTTCTTCTTAGCCATTTTCGTAATGTTTAAGTTGGTTAATAATTTATTTATATCACTCTGTTATAAGTTTCTTTACCAGTATGGATTTCTGAGTATACCCAGATTTTAATAATTCCTCCTGAGCAATATTGAATTGTTTTATCTCATCTAGAGTTGTCTTTAATTCTAATTGAGATTCAATTGTTATTGCCTGAGAGGCAAGTTCCTTGTCACCTTGATAAGTGACTATCTTAAACTTCTTACCTGCAAATGGGTTTGCTGGTTGATGTGCTGTGATTTTAAAACCTTCGTTATTATTCATTGCTATATTTAATTTTAGTTATCCCAGGAATACCCACCTTCCCAAATACTTCGGTATAGGATTTGTATTTCCCTTTTATCATTGTTTTATAGTTATCGGATAATCGAATTGGGTAGACCCATATTTGATTTTCTATCATCCTATTTGTCATTATATAAGCATAAGACCTTCTAAGTTTAATACTCTCTAATGAAACAAACCCTTGAAATAATAGAGATTTCTTAATAAACCTTTCTTTAGGCAAATACCCTAAAAATTTAAGTGATGCCTCATCGAATATTTCAAGCATATCCCTTTGTGCTTTGATAAATAGTACCTTTTGTATTGGGATGTTCATCTTCTTTCTTAAATATAAAGCCAATGAACTTACCAATGGAGGATACTGCAAGAATAACAGATTGAATTTATTTTTCTCCTCTTGACTCAGCCTGTTGTAAATCCTGTAGGATAGCAAGATTGATTTGTAATCTCTTTTGCCTTGTATACTTGGGAGATATGCCTTGCCGTTGTCCATAGAGTTTGATTGAGTACCTTTCATTGAATTCCTTTTTTCCTTTAGACTTAAAGACTCGGTGCATTTGTACCATAAATCTTCTTCGTCGGTGTTTATCTATGTGATATTCATCGGGCATTATGAACTTCCTTGCTTTTACGAATTTACCCTTAAACCAGAATTTAGTACTACCCTTTTTAAGAAGTTTACCATTCATATCGGATAATTCTCTAATGCCTTGTTTTATAAGTTTCCTCCCAGATATTATATGGATATACTGAAGAACATCTACACCATAAAGATAAACTAAGGTAACCTTTACTTGGTGTCTAGTAAAATATGGTATACCGGTTAGATGTTTCCTATATAATTTCTTTTCAGTAACAATCTTATTGGTAGTATCTGGTCTCCAAGTCCATATATAATATCTATCTGGTCGTATGGGTCCGTTGTTACTTTCCTTTAGTTTTACCATTTATATTCCTCTTTGCCATTCTATACCAAAGATTGATAGATTTCTCATTTGCTTCGGGGAATTTCTTTTTCATTCTCCGAATAACTCTATCAAGTTCAAAACCTTTTGCAGTTAATTCGAATACATAAGATTTCTTTGTACCCTTGATAAGATTAAATTCATCCCTCTCTCTTGGTGGTTTCTTTTCTCTAGGTTTCTTTATCCCAGGAACTCGTTTGGTTCTTCTTTGCCCATTTTCCCCTTCTTCTCCGAGAAACCCAAGCCTTAATCTGGAATTTCTTAATGGGTCATCTTTCGAATACCCAATATTTTCTAATTGCTTATCCATCCAATCGTCATATTTATCAATTAACGATTTATCGGGCTTCTCTTCTGATACATTGATATAATGTAATAAGTCAAATACCCCAGCAGAACAAGCATCAGGGAAAGGCATCCCTAATATTATTGCCTTTCTCTTTAAATCCCTATAAGTCATGTTTCTCCCAGAAGCACCAAGGAAATTTGATTTCTCCTTGGATGGAGCTTTCATGTCTTTTCTACTCTTTTTTGCCATATCATTAATATTTTAAAGTATTCATTTATTTTCTTTGCAAATATAAGAATAAATAATTTAATCTTATCTTATTTCTCTATTTATTTTTATAAAAATCCGAGGTTTTTGCTCGGTTCGCAGCAGTGGATTTAGGTTTTTTAGGCTTTCTCTTGATATGTGTGTTATAAGCCATATCCAATTTCTTAATATTGAATTCTATGTTGTTCACTTGATTATAGTTTACTGCTCTTTCCACACAGCAACGGTACTCTGGCCAGAATTTTTGTCCAAGCTTAACAGATTCGGTTTTAATCATGAACTTAGATACCATAAAACCAAAGGTATCAGCATCATCTTTAGTTTTAAATACATACATGTAGAATCTACTAAATTCATCTACTACTTCATCCAAAGGTCTTACTGGTAATAATAGATAACCATCGGTATATAGGTCCTCAGATATTAAAGCTACCCAATACTTTTTCTTTCCTGGTTTTACTTTATACCTAAACCTTTCCTTGAGTTTAGTGTGCATCCAATCCGGTACTCTATTAAGAAGATACTTGATATATATCTTATCCTTCTTATTCGACCGCCTTTTAAATGCAGATGGCTGTTGTAGCATCCTTGGAAGTATTCTAAAGTTATTCCACCTATCAAATTCAAGAATTAATCTTAGAGTATCTATGTCCCATTCATCATCAGACTCCTTTAACCTCTTCATGTTTCTCTCTATATTTTTAGAGTTTACCTTTGGGAGTAATTGAGCCGAGTCTCCTGTGAATAAGCTTGCTTCTTTTCTTTTTAATCGTTTCTCTAAACATCCCTCCATATAATCTTGGAAATTCCTCTCACAGGGGCAATCTGGTCGAAAAATAGAAGTGTGTTTCTCAAAAAAATCCGAGAATAGCCTAAAGAATTTCTCTGACCGTTCCCGGATTTCAAGATACTTGTAATGAGATAACTTTAAAATTTCACCAGCTTCCCATGAAGATTTACTTTCTGATAGTTGAAGGAATAATGATTGTTGTTCTTTATCAATTAAACAACTCCAGGCTTTTTGTTGAGCTTCGTTCATAATATTAAATTCTCCTATATCTCATTATACTATCAATTGCTTCATTGGTTATCTGATTAGGGTCATATTCCCCAGAATTAGCATAAAGCTTATCTGGGTCATGATTTAAATATACACTATAGATAACGTTGTCAAAAGGTAACCATACTTCCATTCTTCCCATTTCAGGGTATATAAGAACTTTTACTCTTTTACAAAGATGGTCAACCTCTAATACTGTAGCATCTACTCCCTCATAAGGATAACCCCGTAATACTAAGTAATCTCCAGGCTTTACATTGACTAAATCATCTACTGAAAACTTCTTATTCTCTCTAGCAATACGTTTAAATCGCCTTACTTCTTTTCTACTACAAGTAGCCACTAAAGAGAAATCATCAAAGTCTTCTGCATTGTCAATCCTTACCTTTTTCTTTCTTGGGTGCATTGTCTCGGTATTACGTAACCAAGTTCTGATACCAGATATATTCCTACGTAACTTATTAAGAAAGGGCCTTGAGAATGCTAATTTAGTGGGCATTCTCATAAAACCATAATTGAATAATACTGGTACTTCTTCGAATACCATCTTACCCTTTGTGGTTTTTCTTAATACGTTTACCATAGGAATAATTGCCTTGATTTGGTCATACCCCTTTTCTTTGAGTTCTTTATTGATTTTATCACAGTACTTCCTTTCAAGGTAAAATATACAATATGAGTATGGGGTATGCTTCTTCATAAGTTACCGGTTTTTAAGAATTAACTTAGCTTGTTTATGTACTAACTTATAGTTTACATTCTTCAGTATGTCACTAGCCATGAATACATAAAGAATCTCACCTATCTTTGGTACATCGATTACCATAATATTGGCTTTATCGAATAGTGGTTTATAGAATACGGAAGATAAATCCTTTCCAACTACAAAGAAAAATTCTTCTGAGGGCATTGAATTATATCTCATACAGAGTATAGGAACTTTATTTGCTCTTTTTGCATCCTTAGAAGCTTGTTCCCAGAATTTCAATATATCGCATCCCTTATTACCTAAGAGTAGATGTTCAAACTTAATCTCTTTATAGTTTTTACACTCAACCGATATTTTACATCTATGGGCATGTCTCTCATCCTGACACATGATATCAGAAGCTAAATCCCTACTCTGATGATTTGCCCCAGAGTATGGAGTTCTCCCGAATTTATAAGAAGTCCATTTGGTAAACCAAGCACCTATCTTTCTTTCGAATCGATTTCCTTTATTCTTAGAGTTCATAATGTATTGTATTTTATATATATATATCGTTATAGTTTTAAAACCTCATCGTAATAGCCTACTTTATATTTCTTCCAGATTCTACTTATACCTGATGAGGATATTTTAGTTAAACCTAACTTTTGAATAATAACAGTATTAGTATACCCAGCTTCTTTTAATTTAAGTATACTTCTAAACTGTTGTTCATTCAAAGACGTATTTAGCTGCCAGCCTCTCTTTCCCTTATTAGGATTTGATTCTTTAGTGAAAGGAGTATACCATCTCCCATCTCTAATCATTTGATGTAAGTTTTCTTTATGGGTGCCCCAATATAGATTCTTATAATAATCATTAGTAGGATTATTATCTTTATGACATACTTCTGGTTTACCATTAGGGTTTGGGATATAGGCTAAAGCTACTAATCTATACCGATTCATTTTAATCTTTCCTAAAGTTTCATGAACTATAGAAGTTTTATACCTACCATTAGTAGAACTCAAATAAAATTTCTTTTTAATCCACACAGTAGAGAGAACTCCCTTGGAATATCTAGACCAAAGGTGCCCTCTCTTACTTATGTAGTAACCTGGGAATCCTGGGATGTTATCATACTTTTTCATGCCTGTAAATTTGGTTTACAAGTATTTATAGTATGATAGCCCTTTTTCTTTTGTTACTTGTAATATTTTAGAATGATTGAATACCACTCCCTCAAGATGAGTAATCACAAATACGGTTTTTCCCTCTGAATATTTGCGTATTAAAGAAGTAACTAATTCTACATTATCCGAACTTAGGGATTCGAATACTTCATCGAACAATATAATATTTACCCCTTTACTAGCAGTTAAAGCCTCATGCATAGCTAGAGCCATAGAGAAATTGCATAGGGTTTTCTCGCCACCTGATAGTTCATCGTAATCTATAATCATCCCATCTCTTTCAATAAGAGTAACAAATTCTTTTCTAGCAGTACCCAAATCAATATTAAATTCGATCCTAAATCCCAATACCTCTGAATACTTATCGAGGCATTTATTTAAGAACTCAAGTGATGAATCAAATAGGTAAGCCTTAATCCCATTATTACCCAATGGATCATTAATTAACCAGTTATAATTCTCTAACTCTAACTCTTTATTGTGAAAGTCTTCATCAACCTTCCGTAAATTCTTCCTAATCTCCTTAAGTTTTTGTTTATACTTTGGAGACATGACCTTAAGCTTTTCTTGCTTGAGCTTAGCCAGGTCTTCGTCAATAGAAGCAATATCAGAAGCAATATCATCACAGTCTGATTTTAATTTCTTATACCTATCATTTACACTACTAAGTTCTTCCAACCTTTCTAATGCCTCCTGATACTCCTTATCGTATTTATCAAGGTCAGAGAACGCTTTATATATTGATTTGGCATCACGTAATGCACGTTTGTAGTGACCTTCTTCTAACTGTATTACTAATTCTTTAATTACTTTCTTAAGAGGTACATTTGATAAATTCTTGGCATCTTTTATCTTACCCCTCAAATCAAGGATTAGTTCATTTTGTTTTTTAATCTTTATCTGAAGCGAAGCATCTACTTCATCCTTGATTTGTTTTTGTTTTTCAATTAGTAGCTTAGTTAGCTTTTCTCTATCTTGCTTTAACTCTCTTCTTTCTTCTTTGATTTTTTGCTTGAAGGATTTTTCTCTATCTCTCATATCGAAGTAAGCCTCCTTATTAGCCTCTAATTCTTTCTTAAGCATTTGAGACTCATGCTCTACTTCGTTTATTTGAGATATCAAGTTATTTTTATCTTGTAATGCAATGCCTTTAGCAAGGTTTAAGAACTCCAAATCGAATACTTCTTCGAATATCTTTTTCTTATCAAAATTAGATTCTTGTATGAGTCTTTTTATACCCTGACCAAACATGATTGAGTTCATAAACAGAGTATATGATAAACCTATCTCTCTGTTTATAAAATCCTGTATCTTCCCCTTCCCTTTGATATCAACTATATCCCCATCTTTCATGAAGATAAGTCTGTCTTTACCTTTAGCACCATCCTCAAGTACTTCATCATACTTTTGACATCTAACTATCTTATATGTATGAGAATCTTTCTGAAAATATACTTGTACCTTAGTACCCTTGTAATCTTTAGGCCTTACTTGCTTCCAAGTATTTACCTCAGAAACACCCTTTAGGTTTTTCCCATATATTGCCCATACCAAGGCAGAGAGAATAGTTGATTTCCCTTTCCCATTTGGTGCCTTGATAAGTATGGTACAAGTTGGGTTTAATTGTAGGTGTAAGGATTCTATTGAACAAAATCCTTCTGCCTCTAAGTTTAAGAACGTTAACATGACTCAGCCTTTTTAAGTGTTTCAATTAATAGATTAGTTTTAACCTCATCTTTAATACCTTTCTCTCTTAGGTATCTCTTTGCTAGAGACTTCTTAGAAAGTTGCTTAGTAATCTTATGTTTGTTATTAACTGGAGTACTAGCTTTTTGAGGGATTACCGTATAATAATTGCCATCATCCTTAATATCCTCTTCCCTTTCTACATCGATGAACTTTGGGAAATTTTTCAAAGGTACAAACTTCAGAGACAAATCTTCATAGATTTTCCAATACCCCAATTCACAATCTCTATCGGTTCTCCTTTGATGGTTAGGGGCTCCAATCATATAAACCTTCTTTGATAGTCTTTGTGGTTTGTGTATATGCCCACATAATACTAAATCGAACTTATTGAGAACATTCACATTTAAGTTTTCTACGGAATCTATTTCCCTACCATCTGTATCTTTTGCACCAGGATAATCGGTGTGTAGTAAAAGAATATTCTTTTTACTTTTATCTAATTCTAACTTCTTTAAGTATTCACTTAGACCCACGTTATTATCAATATAAGGAACCCCATATACCATAATATCTTTATGTGTAGAAGATAGTTGGGTTTTTTCATAATCTAATATCATGATACCATACTTCTCTACTTGATAAAGCCAGCTAAAGGGTTTAGTACCAACCTTACTTATTTTCTTAATATCATGATTTCCAGATATGGCATATATCCAAAATCCTTCGATTAGTTCGTTATAACATATCTCTGCCAATTCTTGGTCCATTGTTTCGGCCTTATGAAATAAGTCTCCACAAAATAATGCAGGACAGTTAAACCTTCTACATAATTTCCGTATAATCGACAAAACCCTGAAACTATTCAGGGTCCTGTGATTGTTCTCATTAAACTTAGCCCATAGGTTTATATGTAAATCTGAAAAGGCTATTGCTATTACTTCTTTCCCCATATCCTATCTAAATGGTAATTGATTTGTTCCGTTCTCATACCTAAATTGAGCTCAGATATACAAATAGTGGGTATTTCCCAATTTGCAAGCAATTCCCCCATAAGAGATGATATCTGAACTTGGAAGAATCTGTTAAGTATTCTCTTACCATTATCTTCCATTGACCAATGCTTATAAGTATCTAGATTTAATGGTAAGAAGATTGCTACATCACATTGATCTTCCATTAAAGTCTTACATTGACAGAAAAAATGTTCCATTTCACATTCTGGTAAAGTTCTTGATTGCTTATACCAAAAATAAGCAGCCAAATCTGCATAACTCCTATCAGTTACGAAATATTCTCTATCCTTGAATAACCTATTCCTTTTGTTCAGAAGTTGAAAATCTGCTTTATACATTGCCTCCGAACCGAGGGATAATATTTCATTATGTGATACCCCTTCAGTAGCAGGTAATAAATCTGACATACTACCAGAAATAAAAGGTAGATCTTCTCTCTTAGCTACATACTTAGCTAAAGTAGTTTTCCCTATACCAGAGGGACCCACAAACATAATTCTCTTACTCATGATGTAATGCTTTAAATGGTTTTATAAATTCATTTGTCAAAAATGATGCTAAAGAGTATTCGATACAAAGTTCTTTGAATTTCTCATACTTAAACTTCTTCTTTGACTTAATTGGTAACTTATCCAATGGATTATGTCTTACAAACCAGAAAAGGTCGATTAACTGTTCATTCCTTTTCCATATTTGAAGATATTCTTTGTTCTTACTCTGGGCAATAAACTTCTCAATTCTACCCTCATCAAGGATTTTCCTTGCTTTTACTGGGCCTATACCCGGGAACCCTGGTATATCATCGGAAGTATCTCCAACCATTGCAAGGTACTCTACCGTTTCATGAGAATGATAACCGAATAATTCTTTGCAGTTATCCATTCTTATCATCTCATCTTTTCTGGGATTATATATCCTCAGGTTATTTGATAGCAACTGGTTAAAGTCTTTATCCGATGATATAAGTATCATTTTCTCGGATTGGAATTTTTTAATTGCAAGGTATGCTAAGAAGTCATCTCCTTCATATACTGTAGATTTCTTTTTATCGAAGATATAATTAATTCTTAGCATACCCAGCATTTTCATTATAATTGCCTTTTGCTTTTGCAATGATTCGTAATCTACAGATATATTTTTTCTATGTCCCTTGTAATTGGGCAATAACTTCGTCCTTACTGGTGAATGACCATTATCGAATGAAATATAAACCTCATCCGGTTCGAACCTTGTAAGATACATATGTAGAGATTTGAAAAATCCGAATATTGCCCCACTCGGTTTGCCATCGGTAGATTTAAGTTTTTCGAACTTATGAAAAGACTGATGGAGAATATTCTCTCCATCAATCAGTAATATTGTTTTCTTGCTCATCGTCCAAAATCTAATTCATAAAGTGAAACTTCTTGAATCTTTTCCTCTCCAAGATATACATCTAAATAATTCTCTGGTTGGCTATAAGCATCTAGATACCTAACCCTAGATTCCATTCTCAAATTTTTCTTAAGGTACTCTTTAATTACTTTCTCTATACCTTCTACCTCTTTCTTATTCATCGTCTTCCTCCTCCTCTTCTGAATCTGAATAGTTTTCATATTCTACACCATCGACTGGGAATAGATTTGTTTCTATTTTCTCCAGTTGTTTTTTAGTAGTACCTATGGTATTTACTCCAGCTTTCCGTAAAAGTTTTCTACGAAGTTCATCGTCTTCTTCCAAAAGCTTTTGGAATTTCTCTTCCCCTCTTGCAAGAGTTTTCCCTTTCAATTTATACCCACCAGTAGTTTTTTCGATTACATCGGTATCTACCAATACATCTTCTAAAGCATAGCATCTATCAAATCCAACCTCATGGAATTTAGGGTTGAAATATACTGGGCATTTACTAATTGTAGGTCGAGGAGGAGCAACCTTATTTTTAATAAGTCTAATTGTGACAAGTTTTCCAGCTTTTCTTTCTTTCCCGTTTTGTTTGATTGTAACAGACCTTCCCGAATAGAAAGCAGCTCTGATTGAAGCATAGAATTTGAGTGCAGCACCCCCCGTAGTTGTTGTGTTATCTTTTCCAAATCCGACATTTAAAGCAGTTCTTAATTGGTTAATATAAATCTGAGATACTCCCAGCTTGTAGAATAACTCACTTCTGATACGGAAGTATTTATAAAGAGCCTTTGCTCTACCTCCCATTTCAGCTTTACCATCAACCATCTTAGCATCTATATTATCAGTACAGTCAGTAGCTGCAATGGAATCGATTACTAAGAGTATCGGTTCATTGTGAGTTAATTGAGAACGTAAATAAATTGCTAAGTCTGCTACTACGTCTGCAATATATTCAATACGAGTATCATTAACAATGGTTACTCTTGCTGGGTCTACCCCATTAATTTCAGCCCATGAATTCATCCAAGATTGTTCGGCATCTACCCATATTACATGACCACCAAGTTGTTGAGTAGCATAAGCAAAGTTATAAGCCACCAGAGATTTACCAGAGGATTCCTCTCCAGCAATCTCAACGATTTTACCATAAGGAATACCCTTACCGAATAAGTAGTTCAAAGCAAAGAAAGTAGATGGTATATATAAATCGGTATCAGTTACTTCTGAAGCTAATTTAATCATACTCCCATATTTCTTTGCCATCTCATTTGCTGTTGGTACTTTTAAACCAACCTTAGATTTCTTTGCCATATTAAATTCCTCTTGATTTTAAAATATTCATTGCCTGATTCAATACGTTTTTCTCTTCATCGGTAAACTTCATGAGACTAACTTTGTCGAATACAAGTTCTACTATGTGATATCCCATGAAGGGTACTTCAGACCTCTCTCCATTGGGTAATTCTACTTTGACATACATCCATGATAATATCATTTCTGCCATAAGAGGGTCTACCAATTCCAATATTAAAACGGGATGTTCCCAAAATTGATTATTTCTGTATATTCCAGATTCTTTATATTTCTGTTTAACCCTTTCAGAAAAATCCCTCACCTTTGCATAATCAAAGTCTGGCCCAATATCATTAATTTCACAAAATCTTCTTATAATCTTTGACTTATCTTCATCTGATAAGTTTGCCCAATATTCTTTTGATACCATAATGTAATGTCTTTAAACTAAAGAAGGTGATAACAGAACGAATCTAATTACCACCTTCGAATGAAACCATATTACTAACCCTTAAATATCCGATTTATATTTTCTTTTCTTTTTCTTGGGTTCATCTTCTTCCATGTAATGGTCTTTGTGAACTCCCTTTTTCTTTTTCTTCTTTGGATTATCGTCCTCATCATCACCGTGGTCTTCATTTAGATACTGTGAAAGTAAATCTTCCAACTCATCATAGGATTTGATTTGAGAACGAACTATTCCCTCAAGGTCAATTGTACCCTGATATTTCTTGTCCAATTTAGTTGGTTTGCAAGCACGGGCAGAATAAGTAGTATCTAGTTTACCAGACCCGGAACGAATTACCTTGATATCGTATCCAGTTTTTGGATCTGTCATATCACCTGCCTCATCTTCATCAAGGTAAAGGTCAATGATATCCTGGTATACTGAGCGAGGAACTAAAACTCCCTTATCTTTGCCTTCGTAATCTACCTTACTACCCTTTTCATCTGAGTAAATGATACCACCGATAACATATCTTCTTCTTGGTACCAGGTTCTTGGCAAGTTCCTTGTCATCTTCATCCTTGGAGTTTTTCAATTCTTGGTATTTCTCCATGAATGGGCAAGGTTCATCAAAAGTAGCCGGAGATATAACTCCTCCCAAATTGCCACCCAGGTAGAATTGAATAATTTCGATACCCAATTCTTGGTCATCACCCGGAGATTTAATTCTCATCCTCAGAGTTCCCTCTTTTGGATATACTAACCCACTACCATTTCCCTTGGATTCTAGCTGTTTCTTTCTAGCTAGCATCTTTTCTTTTGTAGAAAGTCCCTCTGATGAAACTTTCTTTTTCTTCTTGTCTTTTATCATAATGATTAGTTTTAATTATTCGGTTCTGAGTAAACTACTTCGTTCATACTCAATACGGTAAGAACGTTTTTCTCTAAAAGTTGTTTGAGAGCAGGAGATAGTTTGTCCGTTTCGAATTCAAGTTCTTTACCTGCATACAAACCATAGGTAACTATTCTACCTACAGCAACCAATTCTCGGTAGGTTTTGTATTCTTCGGTAATTTCCCCACTCTTTATTACAACACCTTTACGAGGAACTCCCTCTTTTACTTGTTCAGGGATAATCAAACCGGATTTAGTTTGATTTACCTCCTTTGGAGATAAAATAAGTACCCGGTTTTCTGTTGGGCATCCGGGTAATTCTTGATTAAATTTCTCAGCTACAAGAGGTGAGATAAATGTCATTGAATAATTCATATTCTAATACTGTTTTTAAAAGTTAGTAATTGGTTTATAGTTCAATGGGTTAACCCTTTCTTAGGTTCGCATTAATAGTTCTTAGTATATTCTCCCGACTCTCATAGGCTTTACATATAGCTATGAACTTATTTGCTTTTTCTACAGCTTTTAAGTATCTCTCATAAATAGAAGAATACTTCTTGTTAAGATTTGCCTTATGAGAAACATATTCGTTATTCCACCTTTCATTAGCATCCTTATAATATACCCAAGCATTGGAATAGGCTTCATCCTTTTCCCTTGCTAGAGCATCCCTTTCTTTTATATATTTATCTCTCAAAGAAGCAAGTACATAATAACTAGAAGGAGATTCTCGTAGCTGAGAATTAATGATATTCTCATTGATAGATAATTCCTTTTGGATATCAATCTCAATAAGTTTACCTTCAAATTTAACCTTTAGTTTTTTCAGTTCCGTCTTCATAAACTTCTAATAGGTTTTTAAAGTCTTCTTTACTAAATTCCCCCTTACTTATTGCTTTAGTTACTTGAGCAAAAGCCATTTGATAAGAGAGTTTCATACCTGGCAAATTAAGAAGAGATTTATAAATGCTTATCTTATCTACCAAAGCCATTAATCTTAAGTCGCATAAGTTATCAGTACCACCTCTATCGAGTAATGCTAAAAATGCAGCCCAATAAATATGGGTGGCATCTTCATAAGCAAGTTTACCATCCTCATCCGTAGCCATTACTTTAAAAGCCAATCCCTCTAAAGTAGTAAGATTAGTTTGTACTTGAGATAACTGAGTCTTTAATCGGTTAAGTAACATCTTTTCTTGTCCACTCAACCTTAGATTAACTCCATCTAAATACTTAAGTAAATTTTCGATAGAATAACCTAAGCAACCTGCAACCATATAAGTAAGGGCAGTTAATTTGCTTGCATTATCAATCTCTTTCTGTGTTGCCATAATTCCATAAATTTATATTATTTATGTAGACATAGTATCTTCTCTTTTCACTTCTGTAATAGTAGATACTGAATCTGAATGCTTTATATTAGTTTTACAATTAGGACATTGTACTATCCTAAAATAATCACCCGATTTTTTATAAACCCCAAAAGTTTCACTATTGTCATATTCAAATTCACAATCACATATTGGGCATTTAGCTCTCCATACCGTGGGTCCGTTCAAAATCTTTTTCATATTGCTTCATTTGTTTGTTAAAACGTTTCTTATACTCTGAAATAGGTATGTGTTTATATTTCTTATGTTCTTCCATATATTCTTCTACTGAGAAATCAGGTTCTAACATTTTCTTATAATCATAACCCGGAATAAAAGGTAACTCTTCTGCCATTGACCTACCAATAACAAACTCCATGTCCATTGTGACATCATCTATCTGAAAGCCGAAGTATGGCTTAGTTAATGGGTTCCTATAAATTTGCCACATCTCATATATACTCCAAATATTAATATTCTCTGGTTTAGTAATCTGATAATTAGCATCATGTACCAAACATACAGACTTAGTAGAGGGTAATTTACCTTGTCTCATTAAGTAGTATATGAGAATACTTCCAAATAAACACATATCAGATGCTGCTGATTGACATGGGAAATTTAATGCTAATCTCAAAGCATAAGCTTCTTCTCCCTTATCATTTGAATATATTTGGGGTAATCTTCTTTTCCTCCCAAATAATGATACCAGATGCCCATTCTTTCTAAGGAATTTCTCTTGTTTCTTCAAGAAGGTCTTCAACTTGGGGTGTTGACCAAAGAATATGTCCATTTCCTTTTGGGATTCTTCTGGTGTAACTATAATACCAGATTTTGGGTCAGATAGTTTTACTGCTAGTAATTTTGCACCAATTCCATAAATAAGTCCAAAAGCAATTTGTTTAGCTTGCTTTCTTCTCACCTTCCATATCTTATGTTCTGGATGATTTTCATCCTCATATATCTTAAGAGCTTCTTCATAGGGTATATGATATTTAGTAGCAGCAATTGCTAAGTGAGGGTCCTGACCAGAGTTAAAAGCATTAAGATAAGTTTCATCTCCAGATAGATGAGCCATAATTCTTAATTCTGCCTGGCTAAAATCACTAGCAATATATAAGGTTCCTTTAGGAGCTTTTAATTGTAATTTAATATTGGGGTCTACGGATGTCTTGGGAATTTGTTGAGCATTGGGTTCTGCAGAGGATAATCTTCCACTTGTAGTCCCATGAATAAGAAATCTTCCATGTAATCTATCATCATCTTGGACTTTTTCATTCCAACCCTCTATATAGGTTTTATACATCTTCTCTAAACCTCGTAATTCAAGAAGCCTATCAAGGAAAATTGCCTTAGGTGAATCTGGTTTTTTAACGGTTAACCTTAGATTAGTAAGAGTCTCTTCATCTGTACTTGGTTTACCAGATTCATTATTCTTAATTACCTCAAAATGAAAACCTTCTTCCGAATACATCAATGCAGGTAAATCAACTGGACTACCCAAATTGATAGGTCTTATCAATTCTTGTTCCCTTTTAGTTGTGAATATACCAGCCTTGATATTTGAGATTTTCTGTTCCCTTGATACAATCTTTCGTTTATCTTTTGGATCATTATAATCTAACTCCTCAAGTTCATCTTCAATAGACTGAATATATTTATCAATCTTTTCTTGGTTATACTTCTTTTCGAATTTCTTTACTCTTGGCAAAGCGTATATTGCGTCTCTAGCAGCATCTATTTTTGGTTTATATTCTTCCAAAAGCTTTTTATTGAACTCTCTATCTAGATACAAACCATTCTTCTCTACTGAAGTGAGTACCCTTGATGCAGACATAATTAAATTCCTGAAGGTACTGTACAAACCCAGGTCAATCAGCTTCTTTTCAAAAAATATCATTAACCTAAGAGTATAATCCGTATCTTGACATCCATAATGGCAAAGTGGGTCTAACTCTTTTTTATCCCAAGGTATTTTATCGAAAGCATCTTGCTTCTCATAATTACCATACTCTGGTAAATACCTTCTTACCATTGATTTTAAATCATTAGGTTTTTCCTCGTTTAGTATATATTTTGCAAGCATACCATCTAAACAAGTACCTCTATAGAATATTTGATATTTCTGGTTTATCTGGTCATCAAATTTCCAGTTCCATGCAACCTTGGTTATCTCATAATTCTCAATTACCTCTTCCCCAAATTTCCTTAGCATCTTTTTCCAATTCCACCCCGGTGAAGTATAATCTTTTGTTTCGAAATGATCTAAAGGAATGGAAGCACCAAACCCTGGCATCCAGGATACTGAGAGTATAGTTGGCTTAAAATTCTTATTGTATATTGGTTCTGCATTTGTTTCGTAGTCACAGCAAGCATAACCAGTAGCTTTACAACAAGCAATAAGTTTTTTAAGCTCTTTCTTGTTTTTTATTATTGTATACCGTGTCTCCATATTTTAAAATAGAAAAAGGGACATACCTACCAGTAGTAGATACATCCCTCATTATTAGTATTTCTCTTGTAAGTCTTCCAGGTTAGATGCTAATGCTAACCAATCTTTCTTATAAGCATGAAGAGAATCAATCGTATGGTATAAGTAACCAGGTTTAACCCCAACTTCTTTTGCTACATATTCCATTAGTCTCCATGCAAGGTATACATCATTACCGAAATGTTGTACAAAGTCCGAACTTCTTTGATGATAGCAAATATGTAATACCTTCTCTCCTTTACCATTCTGACGGATAAGGAAGTCATAATACATAGAGCAGGGTATACGTCTACTACCATCATACCAATCGGTATCTAATCCGTCCATATCACCATTGAATATTGGTAATACTGCTTTACGAGTGTCATTATCGTCCTTCAGTAATCTTATCAATGGTTTAATAACATGGATGATTCTCTCATTATAGGTATAATCAAATTTACCATTTACCAAAAACTGTTCCCATAAGTCTTTTCTTAATTCCCAAGCTTTGCCCGGGTTAATTACCTCAGAAGTATTAATCCTTTCTTGGAACTCAGCATCTGCCCATTCCTTTGAATGAGAGAATATGAATAACCATACTGGGTCTCCAAGTGAAGTTAAACAATATTGTTGGCAAATGAGTTCTTTTGTAATAAAATCCTCATTACCTTCAATCACTTTATTTTGATAGGTCTTTGGTTTTACAGTTTGACCATAACTGTTGAGTTCTCTGCCCATTTCGGACATTAACTCAAAACTGTTAGAATATATCCTCATATTATATAAATATTTAACTGTATGACATTGTAGAATTAACCCAGGTCATATGCCAGTAGCGAAATACAAAATTATCAAAATCCTCTACCTCTTTCATTAACAAGGGTATATCTGGTTCTCCCCCGTTCTTTTTAATCTCAAAAACTTGGTAATAGAATTTGTTTACTAATCCTATACGCTTCTGATTTAAAAATTCCTTAGCTTCCATTGTTCTTTTGTTTTAAAAGTTTCTTTTTATAGGCTTTACGTTGAGAGTAAGAGATTACATTCTCCGGGTATTCTATATCCTCATACTCGAGAAGTAATTCTTTTGCTTTCATTGATTTATATGTTTCCTCATATAAATCTGGTCGAAGCACTTTAAAACTTCTAAAGAATACCTTGAATGAAGAGAATTCCTTCTCTGTGCCCTTTTGGAATTTTTTCCATATCTCTTTTATCCTCTTATTCCATGAATTCTCCTCTGCTCCTTTAAGTACCTTCTTCAAAGGTTTATGGGTATGATACATTAAAAGTGTCTCCACATTTCCGTACATTTGAGTCGCAAATAGGTTGATTTGTACTGACTGGTCCGGCCCATATACGTACTCTGACATTCGTTGAATTAATAGGAAATCGAATATTAACCTCTTGGTAATTTCCGAAGCCCGAACTACCATTGTAATAACTGGGATGTCCTCCCCGAATCGTTTTGAAAAAGTCGCAGCTATTAGACATTGTTTACCGTTATCATGATGATTGTTAAACATATAAGTTATATTGTAATTCTGATTGTACTTATTTCTCAGTACTCTCAGTTTACTACGCAACAAGTCAAGCTTATTAAAATCTATGTAGTTATTCAATAAGCTAGTCCACTTAGTTTCTTTGTAATTGAAACATCTCCCATAATCAAATTCGGGGTCTACCCATGCTTTTCGTATTTTTATAAATACATTATACACTACTGCTACCCCACTATTAGCCATAGCTCCTTTCCCAAATAGGATTTGGTCTAATCTTAGGAATCCCTCATTGAGTTTTTCCCATGCTTCCTGTGAAGTAGCAAATTCTAACGAATGGAGGGACTCCTCCGTATTAAGTTGAAGCCCCTCTAATTTCTTATTCCAACCCGACATATAATTGGCTGATTTTTAATTGGTTACTAATAATTTGTAGTTTGCCTCCATAAATTGAGACGTTGTTTTTTAAAGAATAAACTAAATAATCCGCAAGGAGTAAACCCATTCATAGCTAAGAATCCCATATAGAGATAGAAAGCTTTTACTAATGATTCCTGAAAATCTATTTCTTTGGTCATTACTTGAGTTTGTTTCCAGGGTCTACATTTAAGGAAGTTCCTTGCTTTATTGAGTTCATATATTACTTCCCATAAATATAGCTTCTCGTTTTCATGAGATATCTCGCTCATTTCATGAAAACCTGGGGTATAAGAAACTATCCTATCATATTCTGCCCTATCTTCTCTTGCCCAATCGGTTGGACTTAGTATAGGGTATTTCCTTACACCTCGATGATCTGGGTACTTGATGAGTAGGTCTTTGACTCCAATTGCCATTACCTCAAATAAACTCTTGGCATCTTGATATTTTAATATATCTTCTGGCAATATATTAGAATACAAAAGCAAAGTAAAGAAGAATCCCAAGGCATCTGCTTGTTCTTCATTTGCATTTGCTAGATGATTTAATACCTGAGTATATTCCTCTTGAGTTAAACAATCATTATTCCAACCATAGTTACGGTATATAGATACTACTTCATCGGTAGATTCGAATCCTTCGGTTAATTCCTCAATAACCCTACCAATAAAATCCTTTAGGATAACTTGGTTCTTTGGGTTATTTATATCTAAGGGATAATCAGGTAACCTTTCTATCTCTTTATACCCAAAGAATTGTTCTATCCCAAGATCATACATTTCTTGTAGTATCCGTGCCTCAGTTTCTTCTACCTGAGGCACTTGTTCATTTATATTCCTGATGTCCATGATTATTTACTTCCTGATGAACCAAAACCATTCCCTCCTCTACTTCCCCACATCTGGGATTCAGTATAAAATTCCTCTTGTTGAATCTCTTCTGGTTCAGTAATATAGATAGGTACATGAATAAATTGTACCAGCTTCTGGCCAGCTTCAATAACCTGGGCTTCTTGAGAAGTGTTGTATACTCCAATGTGTATCTCTCCAACATAGGGAGAATCCACTATCTCGGCAGTAAAGATTAATCCTTTCTTAGTAGCTATACCAGATTTGTTTGCTGCCATTAGCATAGATGCAGGAGGTTCAAGCAATACCATGATACCTGATGGGATAAGTATACGATGGCCTGGTTTTAAAGCTATATGCCTTACAAAAACTTCACCGAATGGGATATCTAAATCATATCCTTCGCTATCTGCTTCATTCTTAGGATGAATATCCTCTGAAGTTAGGTTGGTTGGTACATAAAAATCTAACCCAGCATCATTTGGGTTTGCTCTGTTGGGAGATACTACCTCCCTTACTTTGATAAATCTGAATCTGTTCATAATATATTGCATTTACGTAAAAGTTGTCCAAAGGTTAATTTCTCGGGTCTAGAAACATGTACTCCCAATGAATTACACATTCTGATTACATCGGTAGAACCTTCCATACACAAATTAGCAAGTACATCACTTTGCTTTACAAAATAGTTTGGGTTGTTAAGGTATATCTTGAACATAGCCCATATCATCTCTATTGGTTTCATTATTTAATACACTCTTTATAAAGTTCTCTAATACGTTTTCTGGGTACTTCGAATTTCTCAACTGTCTTTGAGATAATTTCTTTTCTGTCTTTTCCTTTCCGAATCAAGCCTCGGATGTATTTCTTGATACCAACCGTATCTTCTAATACATCCAAATCTTTGTATTGATTCTTCTGTTCTAGCTCTTTCCTTGTGATATTCAAGTTCTGAGACATCTTGAATGCACATAATTCTGAGTCTCCGCATAGCTTACACTCTTTAGTTGATAGGTCATACCCAATACCGAAGCAAACATCACCATTAGTTCCCAACTGAGTTAAATCTATGGGTGTAAGTACATCATGTTTTGATAAATCAGGAAGTTGTTTCTTTTTCTTTGCCATCTCATTTTTCTTTATAAATGTATATGTTAGTAATATCATCTAGGGTTACATATGAATAACCAATGTTATTAATAAATAGTTCCCTGAGTTTAGATAATTCTGGGCAAGATTCTGGGTCAGTAGTATCTTGTTGTAATTTGATCTCTAATCCAGATCCCCAATATAAACTAAATGAATGGGTATAAACATCCCGGGTATATCTCCAGTGTTTAATAGGGGTTACCCATGCCAAATCCCTGCAATTGAATACATGTTTGGGATTACTGGCAGGTGGGTTCATCCAATTTAATATTCGGTCTATCAGTTTCATTATATATTGTTATTTGGTTTCCTTAATAATATCCAGCAGTAGATACCTGATGCGGATATTTGTATTATTCTATATCCTTCCGATTGTAATTGTATTAATCGTTCATCAGTATCTTCCCTGATACATATAATTTTATCTTTATTCATAATGCCCATATGCTTATTAGGATGTAATTATTTCCTCCTACGGAGAAAAGTAATTACTCATAGTACTTCTAGTTAACTCTGAATAAGGCTATGGTTAGGATGTTTCTTCCATAGTTTGTCTAATAAGATTACTTTCAATTCTTGTCTCTGATAATATTGCTTCCTATGTTTTCCATGCCTATCTAAATAATTACCAGGATAGTGAAGGTCATCAAGGTACACTTTCTTTTTCGATTTATCGGTTCTTACCAAACGACCAAGGAACTGAATAGATTTTTCTTGACTATCCATACTTGCTGCGTTAAGCAAATACCTTAGCTTAGGAAAGTTTTTGCCCCGAGCAATGATTGTAGTTGATACCAAGATATCAATTTTGCCGTCCCTAAAATCTTTCATTATTTGTTGTCTTAATTTAGATTTGGTATTAACATGCACATAGGCAATATTATAGGCATCGCCCAGTTTCTTTTTAAAGAACTTATATAGATTTTCACAATGTGCAATATGCTTGCATACTACGAGAGCAGGGTATCTGCCTTGATTAAGGTTCCATAGTAATCTATTATAAGCCATTAACCAAGCTGTATAACAATTGGTGATTGAATCATCGTATATTTCCTTATAGGAAATACAATCAGATTCCCAATTACCATACCAGGGTTTACCAGGTACCATCTTTACAACGGTTTTTGTTGAGTAACCCTTTTTGATAGAATCCTTAAGTTTAAACTCGGCAATCACTTTACCAAAGAAACATTCAAGGTTCATATTCTTAACTTTATCCTTAGCAAGCTTGCTCATATAAATGGTACCAGATAATCCTATACGAATTCTGGTATTAAATAACCGAGTGATTACATTCTGATATTGCTTACTACCTCCTTGGTCAGCCTCATCTACAAGTACCATATCTATTTGAGATAGTTCTTTTTGATAGAATCTCATGTTCCTCGAAATAGATTGAACCATACCTATAGTAAAATTACTCCAGTTTAAAACCTTGCCTTGAACAAAAGTGATATCTTCTCCCGGAAGATATTGCTTAAATTCTTCTCTAGCTTGATTTAACCAATCTGAGTCATTAGTTATTAGCAAAGTCTTTAACTGTTTCTTATAGGATAAATATAAAGACGACATGATAAGAGTTTTACCTGCATTAACCGTGTAATCTAATACACCAATATGAAAAGGGGTATTCCCTATCTTATTATTGATAACTGCCTTAACAGCTTTCTCTTGCTCTGGTCTTAATTTATATTTTCCTATATTCGTAACTACTTTACTGACTTTAGGTAAAGGTTGTCTCATATCTACAACTTTAGGTTTAATCCCCATCTCAATACACATATCGTATACCTTGGGAAGTAAACCTATTTTAAATTGCCCAGTCTTGGTGATGTAATGAATCTTACCGTCCCAATTCTGCATACCTCTTTGCCTTGTACGTAAATAGAAAGCATTCGGATGTCGAATGGCAAACTCATTATAAAGTTTCTGTGCGAACTTAAGAGGTAAGTCAAGTTCGCACATATTCCCATTCTGAATTATTATCTTGCTCATTTGATAATTACCGTTACACCCTTAGTGGCTTTATCCATGCCCATTGCTTCCTTAAGAAGTTTGATATGATGTTCCTCATCGGCAATCAATTTCTCAAGGAAATAATTCACATCATCGTAATCTGGACGTTCCTCGTATTGACCAATTGCTCTTTGGGTTTTCTTGTAGTGACCAATAGTTTCTATCTCGGAATTCAAAGCAATCTTTAAAGCTTGTTCCCAAGTAGAACCAATCTCAATCGTAGGATTAATATTCATGGTAGAGTAATCCTCATAGGGATCTGCCTTTTGTAAAAAGTCCGATATCTTATCAAGGTGTCTCATCTCTACCAAACCAATACCCAACATCAATTCTGATATTTCTTCAAATCTAGAAGACTGTTGGGTATACATAATGATGGCACTTAGTTCTGAGAACTTGGCATTCTTCCAAATCACATAGAACATATTAATTATCTCATCAGGCCATGGTTCGATATCCTTAAAATCTGGATAATCCACGGATTGGTCTGAATACTTGAGGACATCTATAAAAGCCTTAGCTGCATCCTCTACTCTGTTTCCGAAAAATTGTAAACCTTTCATATCATTTTCTTATTTTATCCCAAAGGGAACCTTCAACTTCTGGTTCACCTTCAAGTAGTTGTTTATTCTTATATTTATATAAATACTTATTGTATCTTTCAATTGCTTTATCCGTATACATTTGTGCAATATCTGGTAACCCATTGCACCATGCAAGAGATTCAAACTGAGCATCGATGAAGGTCTTATAATTCCAGCCCTCCTCTTTTAGGAATTCACCTACCTTTGCAAAGTGTACATACTTCTCAGGTTGATTTTCATAAGACTCATATATACCAGTTGCCTTAGCAATCTTACCTATGAAATAATCATGTATCTCTTTAGTAAGTTCTAAATCTGAATGTTGTAATTCTATCTCAGCATCTATCTGATTAGTAATGTTCTCCTGCATGGATAATAACCTTTGCATAACATTACGATAATCAGTCATCCTCTTTAACCCAGTCTCAATGTATTTAATAAAACCTTCCCGGGTATCAAATTTAAAATCCTCACAAAAGGTATTACATACTTCTGCAAGCTTTTTACAATTTGCCCATTCTCGGGAATTACTTTCGTTTATTTTACGAACCCCTCTATGCTTTAACTTTATACGAGTTGCATATAAAATATCGGCAACAAGGGCAGCATCCCCCTTAGATGCTAGTAAAATGTTAGAAACTTTCTTAGTATTCTTATTATTAGAAACTAAGACTGCTCTATGATTTATTGCCTCCTTTCGAGCAATAACAAAAAAAGCCTCAACTGGGAAGTTATCTACCTCTAGGGTATTTAATATTTCCTCAAACTGAGACTTAGTTATATGGATAGATGGTTCACGCATAAATATATTATTTTATAATATAATAGGAACTCCTTACTCCAAAGAGTTTCTGATTTGAATCAGTTCTTGATAACTTTGATACCTTGTTTGATATACTAGCTTAAGTGTTTGTTTCTTCCCCAAATCATTTACATCAAAACCCTCTGGAAGAAATACTACCTTGACTTTTTTATAAGCTACTAATTTAAGTGCGAGATTAACAGCATAAGACCTGGCATCGGGGTCCAAGAGTATAATATATCTTTCGCATTGGGATTTAAGTAATTCATTGATTTGGTACTGACTAATAGCTTTGCCCATTGTGGCAATTCCTCTATCGCCCATTGTGAGAGCATTAAGTGCTCCCTCGCAAATGAATACCGACCGGTACATTTCCAATGCGTCATGATTAAAGATGATAAATTGTTTGCCAAGGCCTGTGATATCTTTATCGGGATTATTATACCTGGGACCTTTTCCGATAACGTTCCGAGCATTGTAATATTTAAGTTGTCCTTGATAATAGAACGGGATGATAAGGTACCCGTAAGTCGTGCCCATTGTTCCATAGCCGATACCAAATCTTGAAAACTGGTCGGGGTTGAAGCCACGTTTCTTGATATATCCACGAATGCTTTTTGCAAGTTGGCTGTCTCCGAGCGAAATATTTCTAAATCCATCTGGGAGATATACGGGCTTACTTTCGGCAAGTTCGATTTTCTCTTCCTTAAACTGTAGTTCATCAAATTGTCCATTGTTCAAAAAATTAATTAGTTCATGGTACTCAGTAAATCCTTCTATGTCCATTATTAGTTGAGCAGGAGAAGGATGGGCATTACATCTAAAACAATTGGTTCTATACATAGAAAGGTTAACTCCCAACTTCTGTTCTCTCCCGCAATATGGGCAAGTGGGAATGCGTAACCATCCGTGCTTATAATCGAATGCTCCCAATCGTTTAATAAAGTATGTCCTTAGTCTAGATTTAAACTGGTTTGTTATTTTCATATCTTTTCTTCCCGCATATATTACAGTAATACTCTACATGACGTTTCTCATAATACTGGGCTTTCCTTCTCCCGCCTTTCTTAGAAAAAATTGCCCTACGAGGTCTCTGTTTAAAACTCAGTCCAATGAACTGCTACCCATTCATGATAACCCAACTTACATCTAAATATCTCCAGTAGTTCTTTCCCTTTTCTTAGAATCCGCATCCGGGTTAGTATTCTTTTTAAATTGTTCATCCAACTTACTACCATATACTTCATCATATTGTTTACGTTGTTCCCTTGTAAATTCCGTACATCTTTGCCTTTCGACATCGCATTTGAATAATGCCCTACCGGAAGGAAGACCATCCCTTTGTACTACTATCTCAGCTCGAAGAATATTATCTTTTTCTTCTTGCTCAGTAGAGTTAAGACCCATGATAACCTGGGCATTACGAACAATGGCAATTGAACCAGAGATATCATTCTCATCGTATCTAGTAAGCCTATGCTTTTTACCTTCACGAGTAATGTGATGGGCAGTCCATATAATATCTAAATGTAATTCTTCTGCCAGATTCTGAAGGTCTACGTATACATTAGATATCCTTTCGAAATCTTCTCTATCACCCGCTATTGATGCAAGCTTACCAGCGTAGTCAACCATAAGAACTTTAATATCAATTCCTTGATTACGAAGCTGAATTATCCTTTCCCTTATATAAGTGGTATTAGTAATCATTGCTGGTACACGCTCAACCACTAATTCAACTCCAAACCTTGCAAGTTTCCTTAAATGCTTTGCCTCAAGTTTATCATATTCACCCGAGTATAATTCCTTCTTAGTTTTATTAATACTTGATTGAATGAAACGGTCCATAATTTGTTCTTGACCATTTTCTGTATCAATATATAATACAGACTTCTTCATTCTAAGATAACCTCTTGCAAGATTTACCATGAAGAATGTTTTCTTTGCTTTAGGTTTATCCAATATCACATTAACCGAATGTTCTGGATAACCTCCTGCATTGGTTAAATCATTCAATTGCCTAAATGGGCATGGTAATACTGAAGGTTCTGATTGCCTTCTAAACTGTCTCTCGGTAATATCTCGAATCATATATAGGGGTTCATCCTCTTTCTTAGGTTTACTTTTCTGAAGTACCTTTTCAATCTTCCTCGAATATTCTTCGTATTGTTCGAAGTTATCCAAATCAAAAGAATCATTTAAGTTCTTCATCTCAACATAGGTAGAGAACTGATATATCTTTTCTTTTATGTAATCAGAATCCGATAGTGGTATATGATAGAGATTACTTATTAGTTTATTGATATTAGGTATATCATCCTTAGTTACCAAATCCACATAGGTTTTGGATTCTAGTAACTCTTTTAATACTTCCTTTAAGATATTCTCGGAGGGCATTCTGCCTTGCTTCTTAAAATATTTTGATATACCTTCGAAGATAAGGGAGTGTTCTATGAGAACCAGGTAATTGGATTTAATCCTTTTGAGTACTAATCCCCCTTCCTTATCTTTTAAAACAAACCTGAGTATCTCGAATTGAAACTCGGGAGAAAAACTGAACTTGATGTTGTCTTTAAATTTCTTCATACCTATATTGCAATATTATATAAACTAATAGATTTTGATAGTACCGAGATAGTTCTGAGCGCATGTTGACATCTATCTAGAAACTACTAATCCACTACCTTAAGCTCCAGATTATTTAATATTATTATTTTATATAAGAAAAAATACTTATATTTGCATAACGAATATTTAAAAACATGGGAAAAAGTAAAGGAAATAATGGCTCAGAGCTTCATAGATTAAAACCTATGCAGGAATATGATGAAGCTACATTCAACAGACTTTATAAAGTCTGTAAGCCAGTAATCAGAAATCTTACCCGTCAGATTGATTATAAACGGTTTAATCTTACACCGGATATTATCCAATCTTATTTCTGGGATAAGATGTTATTTGTTTTCAACAAATACTATGGTGAATGTACTGAAGAACATCTTAAAGCAAGAATCCTTGCATCACTTAGTACATTCAAAAATAAATTGCTTCGTTCTGCATACGGAGAACAAGCCGAGTATAATCAAAGTCTCTTTAAACTCGATGACTTATTTGATAATGATAAGGAATTAGAGGATGATAGTGAAGAAGAGAAAGCTAAATCAGAAATGCTCGATATGATGTATACCTATATGAAGGATAAGCTTTCACCTGATGCCTATCTTTTATTTGAGGTATTAATTACTCCTCCACCCTTTATCAAGGAAAGGCTTGGGAATAGTACCCGTATTACTAATATAATGCTTATAGAATTTTTCGAAATGCCTAAGACAAATGACTCCATGAGATATATTTCAGAACTTAGGCAAGACATACAATATTGGGAAGACCGGGCTAAAGAAGAACTTAAATACTAAACACAAAAGAAAAGGGACGTTTCCCAACGTCCCTTTCCCAATTGATTTTTACTATGCAAAACACAGATTGTAAACGAATGTTTACTCTTAAACAATACAAATAGTACACATGAGTTTTAATACTACTAAATAACTAATAACAACTTTATGATGATATTTTTTGGATATATCGTAATGTAATAGTCGGTGGCAATTTCTCGATATCCAAAGTTTCTACCGAAGTTTCCTGTAAGAAAGATTCCCCTAATAGGTTCCAGCTTACTACGATAGCACCATCTTGAATACCCTTGGTAGGGGTTCCTCTACCGAAATCACCATTCAACCCTGTCTCCCTATTAAAGAAAGATTGAGGACGAACGTTCTCCCATTTATTGGCATCATCTTGTTTACCTTTAGATACACCAAGAGCATGCCTATGCTTAGGAAGGTCATCACCTTTAATAGAGATTAAGAAATTACCCTTAGTTGGTGTATAGTAATCTCCAACATTCTGTAACATTACTTCATCCCCAATTTGAACACCTCCAGCTTGGTAACCAATAACTATTCTACCAGCTGCCTTAGTATATTCTGTCCAACCATCGGGTATTACATCGGTTTCCCAAAGAATAATAGAACCGATTGGTAAGTTAGCAGTACTCAGAGATTCAGAGAATTCTTTTCTGATAGCCTCAATTTGACTATCAATGTATTGCTTGATATTTAACTTAGTACCCGATTCATCTACTACTGGAAAGCCTGAATTTATCTGTTCTACTCTTTTCACTGATTCCCTCATCATACTCTGAGCAGCAGTAGTATAAGGGATTTCTTGAAACTTACCTTGATATGGTACGATAGCAAAGTTCTCATTTCGTTTGGTCATTGCATCAGTACCCTTACCATATACCCCGATAAGAACAACGGAAGTTTTATTATTAGAGTAATAAGGGCAAGCACTCTCTACCATCTCTAGAAGATTGCTATAGGTCATACCGTAATTAGAATATACATCATTATTAATGATATCCGGTGTACGATTCTCTTCTGCAATCGGATAATAAATATCCAGGGACTTTTTAAACAAGGTGTAGAAGCTTTCGGAGGATTCATTCCAATAAGCTACAAAGTCTACTGGATTATCTACTGGTTCAGAGATAGTAGTATGTACTGCAAAGAGTAATACTTCTTCTGTTGAACCTTGGGTACCTTGGATGTTCTCAATAGTAATCGTTTGTTCATCGGATATAAATACATACCCATCTCTTGAAATACATCCAAAGTTCACGTCTGGCAATTCTCCATCTTCTGAAGCCTTTGCCATATACCTTGCCATAATCCTATCCTTGATTACATTGGCATACTTACTTCCAGCAACTCCCTGAGGAGATACCACTAACTTGTTACCATTTATGGTAGCTGAGCCAAATCCACAGAATGGTCCTAAACCAGAAGGAGCAGCAATTGCCTCTGCTGCTTCCTTTGATTTAATAATACCTTCATACTTAAAGTACGTCTTCATTGTCCTTAGTATTTTTAAATTGATTCTTTTGTTCTGACATATCTTTAAATGCTTCACCTACATCCTTGAACTTGAAGGTTAACAATTTAAAGAGTATTCCCCATATACTATACCGTTTCTTAATACCATGTATTTCGCAGATATGCCCATATATACTGTCTATTTCGAAACAGTAGCAAATTACCATAACCGTTATTGATACTACTATGGGGTTCATCCCATAGGGTTCTCCAATAGCTTTACCAAGTACAGCACCAAGTAGAACATAGCAGATATAATCTACTATCTTGTTTAGAGTTCTTCTTCCAGCTCTAGATTTTCGAATTTCGATTTTCTGTAACCTACTTGCAGATAACCCAAACCATAAGTCTGATAGGATTAGAATTATTGCAAGGATTATCATCCATCTCAAATCATACAAGATTTGTGTACACTCTCCCAATATACCCACAGTGAATGTCTTGAATAAAGACTGAGTTGTGGTTTCTGTTATTCTATCGATTGTTGAATTTATCATTGTTCTACTATTTGCCAAGATTGATTACTGTAAGTTGTAATGGTAAATGTTTTCTCTGAGAGGTCATCATGTTCCCATTCTAATGTTTGAGGACTAACACTTAAAAGGTCTGCATCTACTACGGTGAACTTAGTTCTCTTAGAAGTATCTGCCACTGATTCGAATATATACTCTCCAGCTTGTGCAGTTACAAATTCATAACCAGCACCACCTGCGTCATAAGTAGTTACTTTACCAACTTCCCTTATTCGACTATCGAAATCAGGTTTATTAGAAGTACACTTGATTAAAGTAGATACTTGTTTAACATTCCCCTTTAGTTCTGCATAAGTAGGAGTACAAGAAATCTCGATGATTGTAGGATAATCTTCCAGTATTACTTGACATCTTAATGAAGAACCATCATCTGCCACAAAGGTATAAGTCCCAGCTTTGGTAAGAACAATTTCCTCATCAAGGTTATAGGTTTCCCCGTTCTCATCACAGGTAGCAGTACCACTTACATTGACCCCATTTTTCATTTCCTCAAGATGGAACTTACAAGCAGACTTCTCATCCAGTAATTGGTATACTGCATAAGTATCATCTATCTGGTCTTCTGGTAATGCCCAGTTGGGTTCTTTCCAATGACTGTCTGTAGCATCCGAGGGTACTATCTTTAACTTGTTCTGATATACAGTGGGAGAGTTATTAACTACCAGAGTAGTCTTAGCAGTAGGATAAGCTACTGACTGGAAGGTATAAGTCCCTGCCCTATTTGCAGTATATACATATCCATTCTGAGCATCAAAGGTTTCTCCAGTTTCAATTACCCTTACTCTATAATCATCTCCATTACCAGAGATACGTTGTATCTTTACAGTAGCCTTTGCAGAGCCATTAAATAAGGTAACTGTTGGGGGGCTAACCGTAATTCGATATACTGCAGTCTTACCAGATATTACTTCGAATATACCTACACCTTCATCTGTTTCTCTTTTATCCAGTGTACATTTAAACTTATAAGTACCATAACTATTAGCAGTAAACTTATCACCGTTCTTAAACAACTTAGTATCACCAATTAGCCTACAATATAGTTCACCAGTAAATGATTCTGGGTAATTCGATTCGATGGTAAGAGTGGTAGTAGCATCCTTGATACTTTGCTTATTCCCAACTCTAAATTCAGAAGGTGTACATCTTACCTTATATGTAGCCTCTTCTCGAGTTACGACAAAAGAAGTTTGCTTCACTGGGAACTCTACAATCTCAAAAATGTAGGTACCTGGCTCTGAAAACTCCCAAGTTGAACCAGAGACTTTCACTATATCTGTACCAGATAACCGTACATTACAAGTTTTCACTGTACCTTTATAAGATACGTTTGCCCTTACTACTGTACTTACCTTTAGGTTAGTAGGGGTTATCTTTCCAGTGATAGGGTCGCAAGTAATAGAATATACTCGATTATATGACTCTTGATTAACCGTGATTTGAGTTACTTTAGTAGGGTCTCCTACACTCCTAAAATAATAGGTACCTGCTCTTGGTATACTAAAGATAGAACCACTTTCATGTTTAGTGTAACCCCAGTTTACGTTATCACTGGATATCTGGTATCTTAAGTCGGCATTTACCCAATCCGAAGTTACTGTTACCTTCACTGGTACTTCGTATACTTCGGAGGTAATCAGATTAGGTTGGTCTGGATTTACTAACTCAGCTTTAATAGTATACCCATCATTTACCGTAAAGCCATATTGGATATTGAAAGATACATTATAAGGTATGAATCTTTTAAAGAAAGCCTCTACAGCTTCCCTAAATTTTCTAAAAGCTGCCGAGTTCGAAGTATATCCATGACCTGTAAGTCTAAAAGTTACTGGTATACACTGAGAACAATCAAAAGTATTATCGTAAGTATACTTATCATCATACTGATAGTATTGGTCAAAGTGTGGATTACCCTTTACCCAACCATCATAGCTATCTGCCTTGGTCGGGTCTGTTACTACGCAGGTCAATCCATACAACCTCATCATTATCTCGAAGAACTCAGATGTACCCCTTATTTTAAAAAGAGATATTGAATACTTCAGTATGTTTCTTACTTGAGTACTAGTTAATGTAAAGGGTCCCTCCTTTGGGATTATCCAAAGCTTTGATAGTTCTTGAAGTTTACTATCAGAATAGAACCCATTAAAGTACTCTGCCCATTTCTGTGCATCTATAGTGTTCCCATAAGCAAAGGGCATTTCTCCAAGAAATTGCCAAAGGAAATTGAGATACATATCTGGAGCCTTATCTATATCGATAATGTCTAAGATATTCTCAATATCCTTTGTAATATAATCTTCAAAATGCTCTCCACAAATTTCTAGAAACCTCTCTAAGATGCCTTTGCCATTTACCTTATAGGTATCTTGAGCTTTATACTCGAATGGCAAAAAGTCGATTAGATTTTTGAGGTTTATCATCTTATACTATTTCGTTTACGGTTAAAGTCAATTGTGAAGCATTTTCAAATACCGGTAAGTTAAAACCTGGGTCTTCATAATCATGGTTGGGTTCTGATACCGTAATAGAATATCGATAACCAGATTGATAGCTATTGTTCTGAATGTCCAAAGAGAAATCAAAACCATTAGCTTTATCAATAATCTGAATAGAGCTACCAACTGAGCCAGTAGTTACATAACCATTCGATACCGAACGTACTGTAAAAGTAGTTGAAGAATTGAAGGTTATGTAGTAGGTCATAGAACCCTTTGCCTTGTTTAATTTAAACTGGCCCAGGTTTAGTTCCTTATTACCGTAGATGGTAGTAGGCCATGGCTTAATGTAGAACTTAGTTAGATGTAAGTAATCTACGGTTGACAGGTTATCTATCAGGGCATAAATATCTGATAACCTTACGCTTCCACCTATCTGAGCTTGCTCCGGAGAATAGGCATTATATAATGCCGTAAGAATTTGAGTTTGTATCTCGGGAGTTTTATAAGACTTCTTACCAGTAACTTCCATCTCTAGAATAATCTGAACCTTACCCGCAGATTTAACCTTTAACCATGTGGTCATAGGAGCTCTTTGAGATAATAAGTTGTATACCTTATTTATTAATTCAGAAGAAGCAACAGCTCCACCATCAGGGCTGATATATACTGTAAGCTTTCTACCACATTCATAATCTGCTTTAGCTTTGTTTACCCCATCAACCAACATGGCCAAACTTTCGAAATCCTCTTTGGTAATTGCTACTCCCAAAGTCTTTACACTCAATGGTATATGTTCTTTAAGCATAGTAAAGTTTTCGTAGTTTGAACCACCTCCAGCATCATAAGCGTTACTTACTGTAGCATCTGTAATTGAAGAAGAGATTACTGAAGGTACAGAAGTGATAGTATTACTCTTTACATTACCTTGAGTACCATTGGTTAAATAGAATACCACATTAGTTATCTTTGCACCTGCAGAGGGTTTCTTACCAAAGGTACCATCCCCAAACATTATGTAAGGGTTAAGTGCCTCATCTACTGAAACCATAAAGTGTTTGTCTGTAGGTTTGGATTTTGCAAAGGTATCTACTAATACCCAAGTTTCCCCACCTATCTGCAATGACATAGAACCTTGTTCATAATACTTACCATTTGGTAGAGTACCAAGATTAATTATAACTCTATCTCCAGTGGGTATTATCATGTTATTGAGAGCACTTGCAGTATACTTCTCATGTTGAACTATTGGTACCTTACAAGTAGTTACATTCGAATACCAGGTTACGTCTCTAGCAGATAACCAGGAGTTACCGCTAGAATCTGTAAACAAAGTACCCTGAGGTATAGTTAACTTGGCTCCAATAGAATTACCCGTAATGCTTCTGGATAAGGTTACATCTACGGTAGCAGCAATTGCTGCTCGAGCATGGTAATCTACTAAAGCCCCATGTTTAACTACCGAATCATATCTTCTTGCCGTAGGTAGAAAGGTTTCCCTTGCCATATTATCTACATAGTAGTGAAGTACTTCGGCAATTGCCGCAAACAATGAGAGGATGATAATTAAGATATTCCCCTCAGAATAATCCGTTATGAGTTTTTGACCTTGAGGGTCTTTGAGTCCCATAAGGGATTCAACCAGCTTGGCCTTAATCTGTTGATAAGACCTCTGGTATGGGTTAAGCCATTTATTTGTGATTCCCATATTATTGTGTATTTAATGAATTATCCGACCGGTCATAGGTGATATCGAGGTACTGACTAGAATTTGTTCCATTTACTACATATGTTACTTCTATGTGTATTTTTGCATCAACTCTAGTAACTGTGATATTTTGGAAGGTTATCCTTTGTTCCCAAGCACCTATGGCTTGTTTTAAAAACTCTTTAATTATAAAACTTAGGGCTTGTGAGTTTGGCTCCTCAATACATTGCCATAATTTACTACCAAAGTTTTCTTGTCGGAATCTCTGACCTATCATATAATATAATATCGAACTTATATTATCTCGGATAAGTTTAAAATCACCATTGACTGGGTACCAACCTCTTTCACCCTTTTCATTAGTTGTAAGTTGTATAGGATAAGTTACACCTATACCAACTAAGTCTGTAAAGTAATTCTTTTCCATTAGTGTATGCAGGTTTTATCCTCATAATCGTCTACAACGAATTGTGAGAAAGGTTTAGTTGCTTGAGTTAAAGTTGGACCTGAAGAACCTGGCCCAGTAGTTACACCCGAGTGTACATGAGAGTTGAACATACTGCGAAGTTGTTCTAGTTCTTGGATAGTTTGATTTAGTTTTTCGGTTAATTGAAAAATATTGATTATCCCACCATTTTCTCCAGTATTAAGTATCACGGAATCACCTGAAGATACATTTATATCTCCATCGGCATTTATTACTATTTCTTTCTCTGAACGAACATTTACAGGTCCATTGAAATGTAAATTAAGTTCTCCGTTATCATCATCTATGACTATTAGGTTTCCTTCAGGAGTAACTATCCCCAATTTATTGGGGCCATCCAAGGGTTGGGGGATTTGGCTCATTCCCCAACCATGGTATTCCCAGAGGGGTTTAGTTGGGTCTCCAAATTCAAAAGTAACAAATACCATATCCCCCACTTTAGGAGCTAGGAATTTAAAACCAGAACTAATTGAACCATGCTGTCCTTTAGGATATGCCCAAGCAAATACTCCCCCCATTACCTCTGGAACACATACCTTTACTCTGTTCATATGTTTCTCTACATCGTCGTTATCAATAACAATGCCTCGATAAACAGAGTAATACCGACCAAGACCCTCTAAGCCTTCATCGGTTATTATCTTTGCTGTTTCGTAACTCATATCCTTATTTTTCTACATAGATTTGACTTGCTATTCGCTTATGCCTTTTAGCTATGTCTCGACATACTCGATTAGCTATGGCCATATAATTAAACTTAACCCCATAGTCTTCAGGCACTTGAATTTGTTTAACGGATATCTTGCCTGGGATTAACTTACCCTTAGAGGTAACTGTATTACCTGTAGATAATACTATACCCTCTGCCAAGGCTTGAGGATTATCCGCATTTACTTCAGTATAATAAGCCTTCTTTCGAATAAACTCAGCTTGACCCTTGATATCAACTATGTCCCCCTTATCATTCAAGAAATGCTCATTGTAATATACCTTCTCATTATAAGTAAAGTTAAGATTAAGATTCTGAGAAGTACTTAGGGCTTTTTTATCTTGCCCCTTTTTAGTTTTAGCATTAGCTTTAGCATCATTAGCTACAATATTTTGAGTAGATAAATCAGTCTTAGAAGTTACAGAGCCAGACTTGGAATTATTCTTTACTAACTCCATATTAGTTATGTAACCTTGTCCAGCATCCATTGAATGAGTACACTGTTTTATATACCAAAGACCTGACCAACGTTTTCCTACGTTATCTATTCGGATTATTTGGGAAGTTGCTAGCATGGGTCTACCAACCACTTGAAGTTGACATACTAATCTTTTTTCAGTTTGCTTTAAGCCCCCATTAGCATTGGCATTAGCTGCCCAAGCATACTTATCAGCTCCACCATATCTACTGAATAGGTTATGGTAAAGTTTATAAATCGGAACTTTAAGGTTTACCCTTTTCATATGTCTTACCTTAACCCTCTTACCATATTGACCTTGACCATAACCCTTAGTAGTATCAACTTCCATATCGGATAATACTTCAGTATAGGGGTCTTTCTTTAAAGCTTCAAAACCTCTCTCTGAAGCAGGTAATACTCCAGCTTGAAAATTGATACCAGAAGCTATACCCGCTCCTGCTTGTTTAGAAGTGTAACCTTCTGGGTCATAATCTAAGGGGTCTACATACTCTTCTACCATAAATTCCATACCATCTTCATCTTCGAAAAGATACATTTCGCATTCTAAGAGCTTCTTAAGATTAGCTTCTAACTCTTTACCATTCTTAGAGTTTCTTAGCACTTGCTTAAGGGCATTCTTCTTATCATCAGGTAACTCGTTGGCTGCTTGATTAATGGTAGCTCGTATTTCTTCGGTAGACATTTCATCAAATCTCCTTTGCTTACCTGCTTCATAAGCACCTACTGGACCCACTGCTTCATATTCTTCTACTCTCTTTTTATATTCTGCAGTTTTTTCCATGTTATACTGAAGCTGAGTGTCCCAAGCATCCATTACCTCAGTTGGTGTAGTAGGATGACTTCTATAATCTTCAAACCCATTGCCAGTAATATTAGACACCATAAGATTATCTACCTGAGCCATAAGGGGTCTTAAAGCTAACTGGGGTTTATCCTCTGGCTCATTTATATTAGTTGATAATATCGATAAATCTTTACTATCTGGGTCTAGAGACGGGGCTAATACGGCTTTAACTCTTTTAGTTATTTTCTGAGTAGCAAAAGATACTCTAAGTACTTCTCCATTCTCCCCTTGATAGGTATAAGTACATACGGGTTCTTCGTTGAATTTCCGATTATGTATATAGATAACCCCATCTCTTGAATCTACATACCAAGGCCCATTAGTGTACCCTTTCATCTTCTGTTCTAATTGAACTAAGACGTTCTTACCCACCAAGCCAAAGTCACTATCAATCAAAGCTTTCAAATCTTCTGGCATAGCTACTTCTGCTACTCCACTGTATTTGTTAGCATAGAGTACTTTACCAGTAGTAGTACGGGTACTCTCTGTGGGTACCTGTAGTGACTCGTATACTTTATTACTTATTATCTGTTGTTCCATTACTGAAATATTTCTATGATTACACCAGTAGCATTCCCACAACCATTGTCTAAATAGGTAGATAATTTATAACCTTCCATGTCCGAATGAACATAAGCAGGCTGATATCTTAAATCCCCTGAAGAATCAATGCACTTAATAGTTACATGAGTACCTGTAGAATCGAATACGGCTTCGAACTCTCTTACCTTAATTATTTTTATGGGCCCAGATATAAATTGGCCATCAGGGTATATATATCCCCATTGAAGACAAATGTTTTGGTTCTCTTGAATCTCGGCAATATCTACAGTATCAGGATTACCCGTATCGAAAGTAATGGTAGCCAAGTTTTCTTTTTCTTCATCATATCTATAACTCCAGGTACTTATATACGCTCCAAGGGGTATACCTGTAATGGGATTCATTACAGGTATACCTCCAAAATTGAAAAGGGCCAAATAAGGTTGACCCATTCCATTATATAATATAGGTTTCTGTTTAGCTGCCATAAGTCGGTATTCTTATTAGAGTTCCCATTTCTAATTCCTTAAAAGGATTCAGTATCTTATTAGCTTCAGCTATAATGTACCACTTACCAGAATCACCATAGTACCTGAAAGCAATGTTCTGCAAGGTTTCCCCATCTTTAACGGTATGTTGAATATCGTTAGAGGATTCCGGTACTACTGGAGGTTTAGCTTCTAAGGAATAATCCCCATCGTTATACTTCAGAGCATAGGCATTATTATATGGGCTAGCCCCCTTTAGATATTGGTTAACATCAATCATATTTAATACCCCCCGTCTTTTTAAGTGAATCAGAATTTATAAAATCTCCATAGGATAAGTTATATGCACTTACTCTCTTGAAAATTAATTCTTGAGTTGCTGCTGCAGGCAATAACCTACCATTACCAAAAGTAGCTGGCTTTCCTGGTACCCTTACTCTATAACCATTCTGGAAGTTCTTCAGAGTATAAGTTGCTGAAGTAAGAATGTAGTTGTGATTATCAAATATACCGGAATCCCCCCACTCAATCTTAACAATCGGAGGAGCAGCCTGGTAACCATTAGATTTAGACCATGCTTCTAATAACCTACATTTATTGATTACCTCTTCAGGATTTTCTGGGTCATTACAGTACCAAGATACATTGAATTGAATGATGTCTTCAGCACCAGTAAAGTGATACATTGGTACATTGCGGCCCATTGATTTAATGGTTGCCCATGTAGTTTCTCCTCGGAAGTCCAATTCCGGAGGTCTATTCTGTAGGGTAATATATTGAGTAGGGTTAACAGTCATGTTATATATCCTTACCTCATTCTGATATATAACATCTGCTTTAGCCTCAAAGTTTCTGTAATTAGTGGTATTCTTATTCCCTTTTGCTGGGTCTACTTCTTCACCCTCTTCTAATCTTGGAAATTGTAATTCCATTCTCCATTTAGCTTGGAGTTGTTTATTTATAACTGGGTTCTTAGAGGATATCTGAGCTTCTCCCATTACCCCATTTGGAGTATAGAGTTTACCCTTTGGAGCATCATCTTTCGGGAGAGGTGAAGTAACTCGGTTAAGTAATATCCGAGCTCTCCATAGCTTATTTAAGGGACCAGTAAGAACACCTGCCGTATCTCTTGTAAGGTTGTTGTATTTTTCAACAACCTTACCTGCTGCTTTATTTAATACTCTAGCCATAGTGTTTTAGTTTTATATTCCCATTACAAATGCAGCTCCAGTAAAATCTTGTTGAGAACCTGGAGCATAATCACCAACTGCTTGACCATCTACCGAGATATTGATACGAGAATCTCTCATGCCTTCCTTGATAGCTAATCTAACAGCGTTAATAAATTTCTCTTCATTCTGGGCTCTAATGGTAGTTGGGTCTTCTTTCTCTTTATTCTGAGCTTCAGTATTCCTATCTACTGAATTACTAAGGTAACTAATACCCTCGATTAATAAAGGAAGACCTACAGTAATTGCTAATCCCCAAGGTCCACCGAGTAATCCCATAAGTCTACCACCTATAGATGTTAAACCTTTTATAGCACCTTGCTTAACTACTTGACTACCTACTTGAGCTCCTGCACCAGCTAAAGCCCCTCCAGCTAAATTACCCGCCATAGTAGTTGCTAATGGTACTCCAGGATTTGGTGTCTTAACATATCTTCCGGTTTTAGTGTTATAAAATCTACCAGCAGAATTCATACCAATACCGCTTGACATCATTTGGAGTTGAACCATGGTTCTCATAAGGTTAACCATCCTTACCATGTGTGCTTCCATAATGGCAAACTGAGTATTAGTTTTTATTGCTGCAGCAGACATACCTTCAGTAGAAGCAGTAGCAATAGTCTGTAAATACCCAACAGACCTAATAATACCTCTTACAGTATTAAATCCTGCAACAATAGTACCTACTACTACTGCAGTAGCTCCTACCCTAAGACCAAAACCTCCAACCCAAGTTTCTGAGATAGAATTAATTACTTTGATTATAGAGTTACCCACATTTAGTACTGGGGTAAAGATTCTACCCAAAGCTGCACCTGCGGTAACTGTTAAGTTCTCTATACTTGATTTGAATTGGTCAATTACACCTGCATCAGTTTTAAGACGTTCTTCATTGAGTCGATTTACTGCCCCAATGTTTTGGTCATAAGTAGCAAGTATCTTACCCATCTTATCTCTACCAGAAGCAATATCCCTAAGTACGGGGAGCATACCACGATTACCACGAACTCCAAAGATATTGAAGAAAGTTGGTGTTTCAATTCGTGAAGGTAAATCTACTGCAGCCTTAGCAAACTTCTGATAGATAGTATAAAGGTCTATAAGATTACCCTGAGCATCGAAGAATTCATCTGGACTTAAGCCCAGGTCTGCTAAAGCGTTATAGCCTTTCTTTTTTTGGTTAACAAGAGAGAGTTGTAAGTAACGAATCATATTGGCCAGTGAGGTACCTGCCATAGAACCCTGTATACCCATATCACCCAATACACCAATAGCAGCAGCCGTTTGCCGAAGATCTACTCCAGCAGTTGCCATATCTGCTCCTGCATAAGATATGGACTGGGCTAAGTCTGTCAAAGATATATTTGCATTAGTAACTGCAGTATATAAGTCATCGGTTACTCTAGCGGCTTCCCCCATTGGGATTTGGTACATTGACATGATATTAGTAATCAAGTCAGCTACACCACCTTTCTGTCCCACTGGCATTGTAAAGATTGAAGCCAGCTTAGATGCTGGCCCAATCATCTCTTTAATAGCATCGAATTTATTACCCGCCATAGCCAGGTATCTTTGTCCTGATGCAACATCCGAAGCCGTAAGAGGAGTTATCTCATTGACATCCTTTGCCAATTGTAACATCTCTCTTTGTTCTGCAATGGTAGCACCAGCAATTTTCGAAGCAGTCCAAACTTCATTCTGAACACCCGCAGAGTATTTATAGGCCCTTGCCATTCCCCCTACGAGCTGCATTCCGAAGTCCATTGTATTAGAAGCTGACATCTGTATACCCCTATTCCAGGTATTCATATCATTCATCATTGTTCTGAATGACCCAGATATCTTGCCAGCTTCTTGAGAGAATCGGTCTTTTAAAACCATGGCAACACCGACCTCTACTATACTCCTACTGGTATTCATAATTTATTTTCTTTTCTTTAATTGTTTATAATATTGCTCGGCCATTTCCTTGAATATTTTCCTAATTCGGTACGGAAGACGTAAAAAGCCGAAATAGTCTAAGGCTATCTCGGCTCTGGTGATATAAACAAAATCACTCTCTAACCTTACTCTTCCGTCAGGTAGAAAAAATTCGGTGCCCAAACTATAGGATAAGTTCTTTCCTCTCCAGTGGTTGGATTAGTGATGTGAGACTCGCCTTTGAAAATTGGGTCCATAGATAAGATATACTTTCTCATCTCAGCCATATCCTTTGCAGTAAACGGGGTAAAGTTTTCTACCTTTTCCCAACTACCATCAACCTCTAAGTAAAGATTCCGACAAAGAAGAGGAGCATTCTTAGTTTGCTTATCCAATGGCAACTTCATGAAATCTTGTTCCCCCTTACCCGTCATACAATCGAATTTAATCTTCTTGCCAGAGGAGAGAACATATTCATGGTTTATCAATCTAACCCCTTCTGGATAGTAAGGGATAGCATCGGGCTTTTGATTCAAATCATCCTCAGTTGGAGCAGTACCGTAATCGAAAAGGAACTCATGAAGGTCTTGGCCATAAGTAACTTTACCTCCATTCTCTTTGCCCCAATCATATTCAAATTCTACCTCATCCCCCAAAGAGAAGATACGAGAATTAAAGATAATAGCATAGCGGTCATTGACCGGTAAGTTAAGGGCATCATCTATGGTTAATTTCCCATTGGGTGTAGCCGTAGTTCTAATTACAATTGCTGCAATGAACTTGGTAAGGTTCATCAAAGTCTTCATGTCTGAAAGGTTACTGAGGATATCCTCATCAGCACCATTCTGTTCTCTGATTTCATATTCGTAACCAGAGGGTCCGGTAAATCTAAATGTTCTAAATTCCATAACTGTTATTTTTAATGTTTACATATGTTCATAGTACTCCTTGTAACAACAAGAAAGGGGTGAGCTCCTATCACAGGAATCCCACCCCTCCCCCGAATCTTAGTGAAAATAGACTAAGGAATTAGTATTTATCTGCAGTACCAACTGAGAACTCTATGGACTCAATGGTATTCTCTGAAGCCATTCTGTCCAAGTCTAAGCCGGTAATCTTACATGGCCATACCTCTTCGAAGACATGGGTATTAAGAACTGAGACTCCATCTTCGGCAAGTTCGTTTACAATTGCCGTTTCCCAGTATTGGCTTGGTACTAAACCACCACCAACTAGGTGGTCCTGGCAAGAGTATAGCCAATCATGAAGCCATGTATCGGAACCTGCAGTAGTCATAAGTTTCTCTACGATAAGATTACCTATAGTAACCCTACCTGCAGTTTTAACGTCTCTATTGACGTCCCCATGAGCAACCTGGTCAATCTCAATATCCGGCAAAGTACAACTTTGAAACAGATAAGTATTGATAGGGTGTTTGGGGAACATGATGCTCCACAAGAATTTCTTCCGTGGGTTTTTTACTTTTGCTCCCATCGTTATATGTTTATAGGTTATTACTTGTTTCTACGATTGATACAGATTTGGATGCCGCCTCAATTACAATCTCCATAGTTACTTCTTGCATAGGAACTACATCCTTATACTTAAGAATAGCACGGTACTTACCTTGACGGGCATCTGCCTCGGTATTAATTGAAAGGTCATCCCAAGAAGTTGCATCTTGGTCACCCATCCAGGTATACTCGGTCATAGCATCTTCATCTACCAATGAATCCAGTGTAGGTTTAACCTCCAACCAGATTCTCTTCCAAGTACTCCAAACGTTTGGTTCTTCGATATATTTGTTGAATACCGGGCGAAGGAACTTCTTCAGGTAAAGGTTCAGTCTTACGATTGAAAGGAATCTTTCAGAATCCTGTTTCACTTGAGAAGAGAAGCAATGCCATAGCATGGTTTGCTTACCTGAATCTGGAGTATCTTTGATTACCATCTCATTGATATAATTCTGAGCAAGAGTGTTCAGTTCGTTATATCGAGAAGGAGAACCATAGTTGGGGCATACTGGACCAACTGCATCTCCAATAACCCCTCGGTTCATACCAGCAAAGGATTTCCAAGGACCATATTGAGTAGCCGAGGCATCTCCCAAACCAACAATAGTACCCACTACATCGGAATCCTGAAGATTACCGTTTTCGTTGTAGTACTTAAGTCCACCACCAAAGTAGGCAATGTACTTAGAGTTACCTACAGTACCAAGGCAAGTCTGTACCCAAGTAACCTGAGCTTTGTAATCTCTTGCCTGAGTACCTTGAGTATAATGGGTTAAGTGTTTGGGAACTTCGATATACAGTACCCATTCCATCAGTTCTTTTGCCATATCGGCAGCAGCCTTGTATACTTTGAGTACCTCTGAATCTTGTTCCAAGTGTTGAGAGATATGTGAAATAAACAATTGGTAGAAGTCTGTGTAGTCTTTTACCAAGTCCAGTGAAGCAATCCATTCTTCGGCAGTTGGGGTGGAACCTGCACTACCGATAGTACCATTAAACAGTTTCTCTGTTTCGGAAGGTGCAGCATCTCCCACGGTAATAGTGATAGCATTCTTAGTACCCTCAATATCATCGGTAAGCCACTTAATTAGGTTTTCAAAAGAGGAACCTGCAGTAATTACCGGCTTAATATATTCCGAGTTCTTAGCAAATGCACTAAGAGCAAGGTAATCTACCGAAGTGTTATTGTTATCATCGGCAGTTTTGTAGGTTATTACTGGTCCCTGTTCAAGTACTTGCCCATTAGCTGAATATATTTTATAATACAAGGTATTAGCTTGCTTATAAAAACCAACCTGGAAAGTATTTGCACTACCAATTGGATCTCCATATCCCTTGGTTACTAATCCAAAACTATAAGTAGTACTACCAGATTTTAAAGTAATCAAAGCAGAGGGTTTAGCTGGGTCAGTTACAGCAGAAGCAACTGAGATTTCATCTTCTGAATCTTTAGCTTTTCTTGCCGCAGCCGGAGAAGCAGTTACTGTACCTTGAGTAGCTCCTTTGCCAAGTACTCGAATAACACGAAGCTTAGAACCACCTTGCAAAGCCTTTTCGATATTTGATACAGAACCATCGGGTACAATTTCAGAACCATAGATTCTTTGGAACTGAGAGAATGTAGAGATGATTTCTGAAGGGTCATCGTATGGACCTTTAGTAGTTCTAGCCAATACACAAGAAACTCCTAACATGGGAGTAGTTTGAAGAACATTGTTGTTCTTAAACTTAAAATCAACATGAGGTGAAGTTGGCATAATTCTATTGTGATTAAAGTTAATTACTCGTTTAATTTATACCCTAGAGTATTGTACCTATACCTTAGGTATTTTTAACTCTAGCATCTCATTTTCGTTTTGTTCTAACAATCCAATAAGAACCGATATATCCTTGATAGGTGTAAGAGTACCTTCTCCCAAAGCTTTTTCTGGAAGAATACCGTCCTTACATACATAGGTGTATACCTTCTCAAGTATACCATGCTCTACATCTGGATGGTCATAATAATTACCAATCTCAATGAATAGGTTTCCGGTGGGAGCAAGCCTGCCCTTTTCCCATTCCTCTAAATCATTGAAGTATGGTCTCACGTATCCTCTAGCAGGTAAGCCAGTATATAAGATTGTATGTAGCAATCTCATATCTGCTTGTGTTTGAGAAACCAGATGTACATCTATGGTAATATCCTTAGTTTCATAAGGAAACTCTGAAGCTTGGTAATTACCATCCTCAAGTTTATCACCAATGATGTATTTATTCACACCAATATCTCCAGCATAATAACCCTGTAGTTCTATGGTTATTCTTGGGAGAGTCTTTGGGCCTTTTACTTGATTATTCCCTATACCAAAAAGTGGTATAAACTTCTTCATACCTTTGATTGCCTCTTGAAATCTTTTTTCGTTTTCTTGAGACAAAGGTAAGAAGTCTTCTGGGTTTAAGGTAAGACCCATTTCCAACATTGTACTAAGTAGAGAGATATAAAAAGTTCTTTCTACTATTTCTTCTGAGTTTACCATTAAAGTCCTAATCTAATATTTAATTGAACACTTTGATTGCCCTTGTCATTAATATACCCATTATAAGTTACCTGAATACCTCCAAAACCACTCATTATGGTTTGTAAATGACCAACACAATTTAATTCCCTAACCCATTGAGTAGCAATATTTGAAGGATAATCGGTAAGCCATACTTTAAAGGGTATTGGTTCAGAACCAATACCTCCAGGGAATTGACCCTCTATTGTCTTACTTATATCGGTTATCTTAAATTGTTTTATAAATTTAGCAACTTGAATACCGTTGATAAGGTAGTACTGATAACCCTTTACATTACTAATCTGAGCAGTACTAGTATTTTGACCAAGATTTGGGAATGGTATATTCGGGGTTGGTTCAAAGCCATACTTAATAGTTCTAGTACCTGGAGATTGAGTTATATTTAAAACTATCTCAGTGTTAGGTTCTTGCTGTGAGATAATCTTAACTATAGCAGTTCTTTCCAAGGGGTCATAGTTACTGGGGTTATGTTCTTGATTAGTAGATTTAGTTTTGATAGTAAGCTTACCTGCGGCATTAGCTTCTCCAATTTCTTGGGTTACCTCTAACCAATCTGAGGAGCTTTCAACTTTCCAATCTACAGCACGATATTCATCTTGAGGCTTATTATCGATAAACTTCTGTTGGTAACTGTATACACCTATTTCTAGGGTCTCACCCCTTTTAGTACCATCGAAAGTATGGGAAGTAGTTTCTGGAGTGATACTAAAATAAGTTCCCCAGGTCTCTACTATTTTAGGAGCGGCCTTTTGTACCAGAGTTACTTCCCTTTCTACACCCTGAACTACTACCTTGAGAACCTGCTCTTTTATATTATTCATGTCTTCGTTTACTGCCTTAGGCTTTACCCTAATAGTTGCAGTACCAGTTCCAGATAAGGATGATATTTCGAAATCTGCTGCCATTATATAACCCTCCTTATTTCTTTTCTAATTTCATTACGTATTTCCTTTTGTAAGGCAGCTTTTCCACCAGCAGCCTTAAATGCAGGATTCCAAAGAGGACGAGGTGGTAAATTACCATCTCTACTACCATACTCTAACATGATAGCTATCTGATTCAAAGTCTTTCTTGAAGTCTTACCCGTATAGGTAATCTTCTTGATTCCAATTGGCAATCCGACGAAAGTTCTTTTCTTACCTTTTACCAAAGTAACTGAACGAGCATATTGCCCCGTAAGATTTAACATGGTATGGTCCCCATATTTCTTTATGGTACCAGGAGCATGTGGTGGCCATGATACTCCTGAACCTCTTGGGGGAACACCCGTATTCAAACTTCGTCTTACTATACGAAGAAGTTGATTGCCAAACTTTTCTGTACCTTTCGCATAACCCTTAGTTAAGATACTTGGAGTTTTGGCAATCAAACTTTCTGCACGAGCTTGTTCTCGTTTATCTACGTATATTTCTAGAGGGCCAACTGGAGTCGATAGTGTAATATTAACCGACTTACTTGGCATAATTCTTACTGTTGTTTAGGTTTATCCAATCCCAGCTCCTGAGCAATTCTCTGTAACAGAGTCTCTTGAGTGGAGATTCGTTGGTCCATGTATTGACGGAACTCCTCAAACCCTGGAGCAGGTTTACTTGGAGCAGAAGGTGATTGGTTAATTGAATTGAGAATGTTATCGCATTCAGAAACAATTGCCTCAAACTTTGGTCGATTGTTAAGTATATTCAAGGCATTATGTTTCTGCATAGTAACCTCATTAATTATATTCACTACATTGGTAGTATAATATACACCATTATAAATACCTTCATCAGATTGTGATGGCAAGTATATGGTGAGTTGTGATACCGAATCTTGGATTACCAATTCGACACTGTTAACAAAGCCGTCTTTAGCACCAGAGGCCATTGGTTTACTTTCTCCTACCTTTACGATTCTTGCTGTATCAAAGATAGGATAACCAGACCGTCTGTCTTTTTCTAATGTGAAAATCACTTCACCTTTCTGTACCTTTTGGAAAATCAATGTTCTTTCGTCCATAATCATCTTTTATTAATTAAGTTTAAACCAAATGAAACTGCACCTGGATTCCTTTGCATGAAGTCTACCAGGTTTAAGAATTGATAGTATCCAAATTGATTTATGAGTACCTGAGCTTTGTTTGCTACTTCTTGTGCAATCTCTATATTGGGAGCAGGTAGAGCTAATTGTATCTTGAATTCGGTGAGTTGTTCTTGTTCCATAATTCCTTAGTTTAATGAGTTAAAACGAAAAAAGGAGTACACCTAAAAACAGATGCACTCCTTTAATCATCTTGGTATTTTAAATTACTAAGCTGGCGTTGTAGTACCGGTCTTCAAGGCAGCTACCACTTGATTGACAATGTTCTGGTCTCTCTGAGCATCTATCACTCGATTGAGGCGAGCAATCTCGGTGTCTTTGGCAGTGTTCTCGATGAGGCACTTGATTTCCTGTTGGCCCTTCTTGAGGTCACAGCAGCAACGTTCCAACTGAAGAGCCAAGTCAGATTTTACTTCTTTAATCAAGCCTTTGGTTTCGCAGCAGCAATCTGACTGTTGGTGTTCCATGTTGCAGAGACGGTCCGCGATTACAACGCCATCGCCAGCACCTTTTACTTCTACCCCCATAATTTTATGGGTTTTAGGAAATTAATAATTAAGTTTTTAGGGTCTCTCATATAATAAATACTGGTGTTGTATATAACCTATGATATACTAAATACATAATCATAGGTTATAGTTGCAGCATTCTGAGTTATATTGACTGTAAGCTCCCAACCATTATCATCATTTTCTGCTTGCCTTAATTTAATGGTACCCGACCTTGTTGATTCTACGGTATTCTCTGTTAAGGTTAAGGTTAACTCATAGTTTCCATTATCACTTGATAACGTTGTGATTGCTACATTTGTAACCCAACTTGGTTTTGAGGTTACAGTTAAAGCTAATGGGTATCTTGTACTTATTTCAGAACCGTTTATTACCTTAGTCTTAAAAGAATAAGCTACATCAACTGTAAAGTTATTACCTCCCAAAGCCGATAATCCAGTTCTAGAAGTAGTTCTAGAACCAGTAGGGGAAGTAAATGCCAAGTAATACTTATAAGATACTGAAGCAGCACTCTGTGTAACTTTAATGGTCTTAGTAGTTGCCCCACTATAGGATGCAGTTACTGTACAACTTCTACTTGAAGTACCTGGGTTCTCTGTAGCAGTAAGTACCGTCTTAGCTGAATTCAAACTAAATCCAGTACCACTTGCACTAACCGTAGGTGTAGCACTCTTCGAAGAACCTGCACTTATTGACCCTGAACTCCAATGGTTGGTAATAGGTATACTTACACTGGCATAAATATTAACACTACCTCCTGAATTAGAAATAGAATATGAATTTGCCGATAAGCTTATTACTGGTGTACCCTCAGTAGTACTGGTAATTGAATTCGCTGCCTGGTATACTGGTACACTTACAGATTTGGTTTTACCATTTAGTGATAAGGTACCAGTAAGGGCTCCTACCTGGGTTCTAGATTTAACCGTAGTACCCAAAGAACCTGCACTAACTGCGGTACCATAACTAATGCTAGCACCGCTTGTAATTGTGCCACCTCCAGTTGTAGAACCATTCCATCCCCAAGTCTGAGAATATGATGGCATACTTGAGAATGAACTTCTACTTCCTCCACTTGCAGGTATATCGGATACACTTCCTCCACTTGCTGTAATCTCACTGTAAGTCCTATAACCTGCCGACTGAGAACAAGATAGGGTTAACTTCTTCCCTGTTTCAGCTTGGGTTAAGGTTACCGTACCACTTCGTGTACTGGTAGAAGTATTATTACCCATAGTTACTGAAGTACCGGTACCGGATATACTTCCTCCATTAGCTCTAGTATAAGTTAAAGAAATTTGGTTACCATAATTATGGCCATTTCTTAATTCTTGCTTGTATGAAGTTACCGTAAAGGTTTTAGTACCTCCTGTAGCCCCAAATGACATAGAAGTTGGATTTACACTAAACCCATAACTCCAAGATTGAGAAGCTGCAGCTTGAGTGAAAGTAACCGAGATCGTTTTACCGGTTTCGTCCTGAGTATAGGTTCTAGTATGAGTTCTTGAGGATAGGGTTAAATTTTCTGTAGCGGTAAATCCAATCGTATCAGTAGAACCTTTTAACCAGTCGGGTAAAGGGGTTCCTGTATGACCTACTGCTATAGAAGAACCATGAGCTACTCCATCTAAATACTTTTGTTTAGTTGAAGTTAAGCCTAATCGAGCTGGAGTCGATTCCCCCCCTATAGCAGTGAAAGTAAAGGAAGTATTTATAGCTGTAAAAGTATACTTATAGGTTACCTTATGAATATCTTCGAGTTTGACACATTCATTATTTCCATAGGAACTGGCATTGGATAGTTCCAACCCCACATAATTCTCCCCTGTTCCTGTCGAGGAGAGTGCTAACAATTCAGCCTTGGTAGGGCAGTCATTTCCTGTCTTACCAAGGCCTACTTTAGTTTTGACAGCACTCCAGGTTGCTATCTCTCCCATGATTATTTATTTTTAAGTTCTTGAATCTCAGCCTTCAAAGCCTTAATCTCATCGTAAAGAAGTTTAACACCCTCGATTGCCAAAGTTGACATCTTGTGATATTTAACTTGTTTTACGAGTACATACTCTTCCCCATTGATTTCCAAAGTTTCGAATTCCTCTGGATTAGGTACTGTAGATTTCTCTACTGGAACTTCCTCTACATATTTACCAAATCCCAATCCCTCAAGATTCTGAGCAATAGTTCCCTCGTCCTCTTTACCAAGCATTTCGAATGACTTAGTTGGTATCTGGCAAATCTGTTCCAGAGTATGATTCAAATCCTTAATATTAGATTTGAGTCGAACATCTGAAGACTCTTTGAAGAAACCGGAAGGAGCAGTAGTCTTAGCAAATACTACCTGGTCGGTAGTTGCCAAACTCAATTGAGCTCTAGTTACTACGTGAGGATTATCTCTTCTACCAGCATGGCTATTGATAGAAGTCTGAGCAGCAGTACCTGCAGCCTTAGCATCAGCAATAGCAGTAGCTTGAGCAGTAGATACGGGCTTATTAGCATCGGAAGTATTATTAACATTACCCAATCCAACCTGAGTTTTAGTAACTGCATGAGGATTAGATTTATTGGCAATGTGATTATTTACCTTAGTTTCTAAGGCAGTTACATCTGAACCAGTATCGGCAATCAAATCGTCAACGTAAGTTTTCAATTCTGTACGAAGAGCATTGATAGCATTAGTTCTATTGGTAATCTCATTTGCCAACCCCTGTACGGTATTATCCAAGTTAGTCTTATCAGCTGCAGTCATTACACCTGCAGTAGTCTTAGTTGCTGCAGGGATATTAACATCTACATCAGTACCTCTAGCATATGAACCTTCTTCAGTATTCTTTACCCATCTAAAATATTTTAGAATGAGATAACCCGCAGCTGGATTAATAGAGTTAATTACCGTCATTATTTCATTCGGTAAACTATTAATCAGCTTATCATGAGCATTATCTTTTGCAATACGGGCCTCTTGTTCAGCTTCAATAGCATCTGGTAAGGTTTGATTAAGCTTTATTACACTATCGGCATCCATCAGACCAGCTTCTTGAGTAGTGGCTGGGGTTAGAGGGATTACCATCCCATCGGGTTTATCAATGTAATGCCCTTGACCATCCGTAGCAGAATAGTTACATAAGATAATAACATTACGCTTATTTTTGTTAGCTATTGAAACCTTACTAATTAAATTTTTAGGCATGCTAGATACCACATCCTCAAGATGCTTACCTCTACTACCTTCGAAAGCAGTACCTGCGATTTCCCCAATGATAAGAGACGAAGTATTACTGTCTACGAATTTAGTACCTGACCAACGGAATTGGTATGGAGGTTCATCATCGGCAACATTTATATAAATCTTACCAGATTCTCCAACTACGGGAGTTTGGTGACCTGCATCCGTATACAATTGAACATTAGTAAGACCTCCAGTGGGGCTTACATCATAGGTAGCATATACTTCAAGTACATCATCTACATATGAAGGCAAATGGTTAGCAGGTACTAACCCATTCCCATCCAATGGAGCAAAGCCATCAGCCTTACCCTTAGTTGCTACAAAGGCATCATGCTTAGCTTCTAGAGTGTTAATGTTATTCTGCAGTTTATTATCAAGGGCAGTGTCTGCCTCAGTTCTATCAGCAATCTCTTTATCAATCCTTGCACCCAATGCAGTATCAGCAGAAGTACGAGCAGTTGCTTCATCGTTTACAGCTTTAGTAAACTTGGTATCTAAAGCAGTATCTGCAGCTTTTCTATCAGCTACTTCTTGAGCAAGAGCGGCTTCTGATTTACCGTCCAAAGCTTCGATAGCATCTTTACGGTCCTGAACCTCTTGAGCAATAGCATTGGGTAATGTCTCATCCAGATTAACTTTATCTTGGGCGGTCATTACACCAGCTTTCTCTGTAGTAGCTGCTGGGATATAAGTAGTCTTATAATCTTCAGGCTCATGAGTATAAATACCCTCTTCTTTTTTAGAAGAGAAATTATGAGTTAAAGTAACATGACTGCTTTGTTGACCTACCTCAACTGGTTTATCACCAGATAAGATAATAATATTATCTGGTATAGAATCAAACAGCTTCTTATCTGCTGCAGTTTGTACACCAGCTTTCTCTGCAGTAGAGGCAGGCAATGTAATAGGATTCTGTTCTACTGTACCATCTTCAACTACGGTCTTAGTAGCAGCTATGCCAACAGTGGTTTCATTGGGAGTTACTGCACCAAGAGCAAAGTTAGCCGTAGAGATTCTATCTAACTCAATCTTATCCTTAGCAGTCATCGTACCAGCCTTAGTAGCCGATACCTGAGGCAAATCGAAAGTTTCGGTAGTATCAGCATTCAAACCGTTATCCTTAGTTACCGTTACCGTTACCTTATTAGCATCTGAAGCTGCAGAGATATCCGTCAGAGAATTGGGGTCTAACCCATCTAACTTAACCTTGTCTGCTGCAGACATAACTCCTGCAAGAGTTTGAGTTACCGGGAGTAAGTTCTTGGTAGCTTCTACTTCTTCACCATATTGGTTATTTGCATTATCCTTGGTTGAAGTCTTTACCTTGAAAGAAAGTTGGGTACCGGTTCTTGTTACAACACTAACATCGGTAACCATGGTATCAGGCAAAGCATCAGAAGTACCTTCTTCAGCTACCAGTCTTTCTTCATGGTCATCGGTAATGTTAGTGAACTTATTATCTAAGGCAGTATCAGCATCGGTTCTGTCCTGAATTTCTTTATCGATACGTTTACCCAAAGCTGTATCGGCAGCAATACGGGCAGCTTCTTCTGCATCGATGTTATCCTGGAGAACTTTATCTGCGGCCTTTCTTTCCTCTCTCTCTGTATTTAAGTCAGAAGTATTCTGGTCAATCTTTGCTTCTAATCGAATATCCTCAGCCTTACGAGCAGCGATTTCATTATTCAGCAAATCGGTAATGGCAGTATAGTTACCATTAATGTTATCCTGAATACCCTGAATCAATTCCAGATTACGTTGAATATTGGCAGTATTCTGAGTTACCAGAGCATTGGTAGCATTCAAGGAAGTTAACAGCTCCGTACGAGTTTCAGTTACGAAAGTTCTCAACTCATTTACCGTAGTAGTAAGAGTATTACTTAAGTTAGTGAAAGTCTGTTGCAGAGTATTATCTCCTTGTTCACGCAGATTCTTTTCAGCTTCAAGCTTATTCTCCAACTCAGTAAGCTTAGCAGTCATAGTTGCTGCAAAGTTGGGATCATCACCGAGAGCCTTAGCAATCTCGGCCAAAGTATCAAGTACCTCTGGAGCAGAGCCAATAATCTTTTGGATAGCTGCCTCTACTTGTTCAGCACTCTGGAAATCTGAATCGTTTAATAACTCAGATACCTTAGTGATATAATTTGCATGTTCTTCGATGCCATCCAACTTGGCATATAGCAAGTCAGTAAAGTCATTTGAAGAAAGTACTTTACCTTCTACCTTATCTACCTTCTTTCCATCCATTGCCTGGTCAGCAGCAATTCGATCTGCTTTTTCCTGAGCAATAGCATTATTAATAAGGGTATCTTGGTTAGCACGTTCTGTAGCTTCCTTATCGATATTATTCTGCAACTCAGTATCACCAGCTAAGCGGTCATTCTTTTCGGTAAGTATATTTTGGTTGATACCCGCCATATCATCTTTATGGTTCTGAAGGTTGGTATCAATCTTTGCCTCAAGTGAAGTCTCTTTGGCAATTGCTCGGTCTTTCTCTGCATTAATAGCAGTAGTGTTGGCATTTACCTTTGCTTTTAGTTCATTCATAGCATCGGTATTACCTGCCTCTAGAGAATCAATACGAACTCCCAAAGCATTATCACCAGCAATACGATTTTCCTTTTCTTGTTCAAGCTTAGTGTTAATATTACCTACTTCGGATTCCAAAGCTTGTTTGGTATTATCCAACTTAGCAGTAAACTCAGTACTCAAAGCTTTATCAGCTGCAGTACGGTCTGCTACTTCTTTATCTAAGTTAACCTGGAGAACTTGGTCGGCAGCCTTTCTTTCTACACTCTCAGTATTAAGGTCGATATTGAGAGTATCGATACGAGAACTCAAGGCACTATCAGCATTAGTACGATCAATGATTTCTTCGTTAATCATATCCTTAACTTCCTTGTAGTTATCACCTACAGTCTTAGTTAAGTTTGTGATTGCCTCTGAATTTCTTTCAATACTATGTTGGTTAGTGGCAATAGCAGTAGTATTTGCATTTACCTGCTCAGTAAGCTCATTACGCAATGTATTGATAGACTCTTGCATACTCAATGCCAAGTCTGAGATACGCTGGTTAACGTTAGCCAGACTTTGAGTATATGCTTCATCAGCAGTCTTTCTTTCGGCAATCTCCTTATCCAAGTTAGCCTGAATTACTGCATCGGCATCTTTACGGTCTTGGATTTCCTTATTAAGGTTATCTCTTACAACTCCGAGTGCAGCATCTCCAGTAGCAGACTTATTGTCTACGTATTCTTTCAGTTTAGTTTCGAGAGCAGTGTCAGCATCCTTACGGGCTTGAACTTCAGCAGCTACCTCAGCACTGTTTGCCTCGTCTCCTGCAATACGGTCTTCGATTTCTTGGTTAACCTGTTCTGTAATTGCAGCCAACTTCCTAGTGATGGTAGTTGCAAAGTTGGGGTCATTTCCAAGGGCATCAGCAATTTCCTTAAGAGTATCAAGTACTTCAGGTGCTGAACCGATAATCTTTTGGATAGCAGCATTTACTTCTTCTTCAGTTTGGAAACCGGCATCATTGATAAGCTGAGAGAGATGGGTAATATAGTTTGCCTTTTCTTCTATGCCATCCAATTTAGCTTTGAGTATATCGGTAAAGTCGTTCTTAGTCAAAGAATAACCTTCACGTTTATCTACCTTCTTAGCATCAAGGTCTTTATCACCTTTTTCTCTAGCAGCAGCCTCGGCAGCAATAGCATTAAGCAATTGTTCTTTGTCTTCTACACCCTGCTCTTTTATATCCTCAATTTTATGTTCGAGAACTAAATCCTGAGCAGCACGAGCAGTAGCCTCTGAATCTATATTGTTCTGTAATACCTGGTCTGCAGCAGTACGTGCTTGAGCTTCTTGGTCAATTTTACCTTGAAGAGCATTGTCTGCATTAGTACGATCTGTTACCTCTTTAGAGATTTCATTGTGAAGAACTTGGTCCTCAGAATGACGGTCTACCTTCTCTTGGTCAATCTTACCTTGAAGAGCTAAAGTATCAGCCTGGCGATTAGTGATTTCCTCGTTAATCTTAGAATCCAGTACAGTATCTGCATTTGTACGATTTGCAGTTTCTTCGGCAATCTTTGCCTCGAGTGCGGCCTTATCATTGATATGTAGAGTCTTAAGTTCATTTACACTTTCCTTAATCTCATTATCGGCAGCAATACGTTCATCTTTTTCCTTTTGGATAAGGTCCTTAAGTTCTTTCTCAAGTTCATCATTACCTTGATTTACCTTATCTTCAAGGTCTTTGATATCTTCAGCATTCTTATCTACCTTCTTCTCAACTCTGTCGATTTCGGCTTTTAAGTCTGCCTTAACGGTATCAATCTTCTTATTGATTTGGTCTAACCCATATTCGAGGTTATCCTGAACTGCAGCTACTGCAGCACCCAGAGCAGCTTCGGCTTCCTTAGCACGATTAACCTCTTCGGTTAAAGCAGTACGAAGGTCGGTTAATTTATTAGTGATGGTAGTTGCAAAGTTGGGGTCATTGCCCAATGCTTCTGCCAACTCTTTAAGAGTATCAAGGGCATCATCAGCACCATCAACCAAATCACTAATCATCTGTTTAACTTCTTCCTCGGTTTGATATTTCAAATCATTCTCAAGCTGAGAAACTTTAGTGATATAATTTGCATGTTCTTCGATGCCATCAAGTTTAGCCTTCAACTCATCGGTAAAATCATTTTTCGATAAGTCGTATCCTTCTTTCTTATCTACCTTATTCTTGATAGAAAGTACGAAGGCCCAGAACTCATTTATAGTTCCTCCAAAGCCAGCTTTAACAAAGTCATCATAGTAACCCTGTAATAACCGCTGGTCTATTTCTTCGCAGGTATAATACTTACTTACATACATATTTTATAAAATTTAAGGATTAATTACTGCACGTTGACGACCCAGTAAGAATTCAGAATCGATATCCCTGAATGGTTCTCCCTCTGAACCACAGAAGGCATTCATTGGTACATCCGGATTTTCGGGGTCTACATCTCCACCGTCCTCAATATCTCCCCGTATGCAAGCATAATCAGGAAGTCTATTTACACGGAACTTTATTACCTGGCCTATACCAGGATGAGGTATTATTTTATCCCAGATATCCCCGAAGTAATCTTGAAAGCAGGTGACAAATTTGTTTCCGGTCATCGATTGAAATGCCGTTACATCATTGCCATTACCTTTCATTTCAATATGAACTCCAGAGGTACCATTGAGGATAACCAGATTACTATCAAACCAAATTCCACTGTTTGTAGTAATTGGTGTCCACCTCAGTACTAACATCTTTGCCATATACTTTATTTTTATTCTACAAATTCAACTTTGGTATCTCGGTCTCTCTTTAGGATAATCATGAAAACTAAAGCCTCATCCTTTGCCTGAGCAGTCTGAGTATCTCCAGAAGGCTTATACGTTATACCATTAATTACAAACCTATCTTGTTCCCAATTAAAATCCCAATAACCTTCCGGTGTAAGATAACCGATTTGTTCTATATAAGATTTAGAAATTAGTATTGATAAGTTTTCATCATCCAATTCTCCTGAGACTGTTGCCTTATTGATGGGCCAGTTTCTGAAAGCATTGTAGTAACATAATGCCTCGATTTGGATGTTATAATATTTAGGTATACTGTCTTCGGCATGACTGAGAAGCTGATTAACATGTTTGGCCCAGGTTATGGATTGCCTACCAGCATCCCAATCTAAGAAGTCAGTGATAATTTTCTTGTATCTATCCCAAGAGCGGTTCTTTACCATTCTCCAGGGTTCTTTTGTCATAACTTAGTTAGAATTGATTTCTTACCACCTTTCACTGGAGCACTTGGATTTGGCCCATCTAATACTCCAGGTTGCCTTCTGTTAACTACTTTTGGGACTACGGTTCTAAATACTTCATCACAGAACGGTAAGTAGATTTCCAATCGTGAAGCTAACATACAAAGGTTCTTCCTTAATTCATCTATTAATCCACCTGGTTGCATTGCTTGAGAAAGTGTTTTCCATAGGGAACTTGTAGCATCTGCCAAGGTATCATAATATTGCACTTCAGTAGGCCCAGTAGTGATTTGTTTTATCCTATCACCACGAGCAAGTTCAGGTTTAGAAGTACCATCACCAGTTTGTTCTTTGGTAGAAGTTAATTGACTTAGGTATTCTGAAGTACTTGTTAATAGGTTAAGTATCTTCACATTGAGAAAGTCCCATGCTGCCAATTCCATTATTAATTGGTTTTCTAGTGCTTCATACCATAATTCATCAGTATACTTATCTGCAGGAATTTGGTGATTTACTAGAGGACCAATATAATATTGCCATTTGGTGATGTAGATAGATTTATCTTCCCTGGTCATTCCCTCTGATATCTCTGAAGGAATATAGTGGTCGATTAAGTTATATATTGTATCGGCTAATGCCGTATGACCATAATCACAAACTACCAGAGTCTTATCTACGGTGATATCTAAACCATTAGAGTTGGTTACATGTAGGGTTACTGTATAGAAACCGGGAGTTTCATAAGAATAGGAAACATGTCTTCCACCATTGAAAACCTCTCCCTTATCATCGCCAAAGTCCCAGTCAAAAATGGATTTGGCCGGGACTTTGGATATGACTCTGAATGAAACTTCCAGACCTGACGTAACGTACAAAAAGTCCAGATTGTTATTCATATTAGTCTGTCTTATGTAATTTTCATATATTACCCTTTAGAAGAGGATTCGAATTCTTCCAGCAAAGCCTGAATAAGTGTTTCTACTGTATCATCTTTCTCGGCAACGATTTCATGAAGACCTGCTACCAGTTTCAGTTCTTCCAGGGAATAGCCCTTTGCAAGTTTTTCAAGAGTCATGCCTTTCTTGAACTGAGCATTCAGTCTCTTATCCAACTTTTCGATGTCGGCCTCTGAATACTTTTCGATTTCTGATTTATCAGCAATGATAATCAGATGGCCAGAGGCAATTGCCTTCTGAATCTTTGGTGCACGGAATTGACGACGAGAGAGTTCCTTGTCTTCTCCTCTACAAACTGTAATACCAGTTGATTGGTCATGAAAACTGTAAGCTCTTGGTCCCACAGTTACTGTATATTTATCTTTAGCCATATTTTCTAAGATTTAAAAATGATTAAAGAGAGGATAGGTCTTTTTAGTTACCTACCCTCTCAGGGAATTTATATAGATGAAACCGGACGTCCCTTATTATTCTAGGTTAACCATCAAATATGGGTCTACGTTCATGAACTCGGGGAAACCGAATTCTGAGAACTTCTTGTCAGCAGCCAGCAACAGAGTTGCATCCTGGTACATCTTAGAGAAGCCAGTAGTCAAGCTTGCATAGATTGCCTGAGTCTGGTTAGAAACTATTCTTTCAGATTCAAGCATCAACTGACGAGCAGTAAGCTTAATCAAGGCAGCAGATGTATCAATCAACAGCAACTGTTGGTCGGGTGTACCCGGGTGAATGTAGAAGTCAGCATTCTTGGGAACAGGAGACTTAACATTCAGGGTAGCTTCTGTAGTACCAGAGTGACGATCCTTGAATTCCGGCAAGTTCAGCATTTCGATTGCCTGGTCTTCACCACCAATCATAGTTTGGAAGTTACGTCCCATACGAGCAGCACGTACCCAAATATGCAGAAGGTCTTTGTAAGTGATACCGTTAGTTGTTTCGTATACACCGATTACCGGGGCAGACTCAGAGCCATCAGGGTTGTTACCATTGATAGCAACGTCCATAGCCAGAGTATCCAGAGCATAACCCAACTGAACACCAAAATCACGAAGGTAGATTCCCAAGACATCGAGTGAAACATAGTTACGAACTTCATCAGTAAGTTTGAAACCTTTTCCGATTTTGAAGAGGCTAACTGATTTCTGTCCGAAGCTAACATCACCCAATGGGATAGTTTCTGCCTCATTAACCTTTGCAGGGGCAGCATCCGACATGTTAACCATCGGCATGATTGCTTGCAAACCATTGATGGGTTGATCAGATGCAATGATGTTCGGATAGAACGGAGCCTGGCGCATACCCAATGTGATAGCAGCACGAATGATTTCCGGAACAATCCAACGAATATTCTGTTGGGGCATTGTAAAGATGTTCTGCATCGTGTCCACTTTTGGATTGATGCCCATCTTTTCAAAAAGTTCATCTTCTGAAATACCCCATTTACCGGTAACCAATTCTCCAAAAGTTACCTCTACAGGCTTCTTGTCCTGTGAACCGGAACGAACAGCTTCCAAGCTTCTTACCATTTCCGGCAGCTCATTCATAAAATCTTGAGCCTTCAACTTTGTAATATCTATTTTATTTTCCATAACTTCTTTTCTCTTATTTGATGAGTACTTGAATTACCTCATTTGCCTCTTCTGCTGGATTAAGGGCAATGAACTGGGTTGAAGTTGCTTGGTTAGCTTTTACGAATCTATCGTTAAGCAATTCTCCATCGGGAGTTACATAGCCAGCTTCGATATTTTCGTTTGATACCCAGTTACAAATCATGTAACCTTCCATAGCTACTGTTACCTCTACCGGGAAATTTCTTTGAGGTTGATAAGCAGGGTTAACGTTATCCGTTACTGCTACACCCAAATAAACTTGAGTAGCTACATCAGTGCAAGGGTAAATCAAACCTTCTTCATTCAAAGCTACTGGCATACCCTGTACGATTTTCTCTCCAGCTTTAACATTGAAAGCCTGGTGCAATTTGTGTGACTCACTTTTGTAAATCACCGCTCTCGGGGTTCTTTCCCCAAAGAGAGTAAGTTGCTGAGGGTCGTTTACGATTTTAGTTTTTTCCATAACGCGGATTATTTATATTAGTTATTTGATTTTGTTTCGATACAAGTTATCGATTACATTCTTAGTACTCGGAGATTCTGAATTCCGTTGGGTATCAGTACCCTGGGTTCCAGTTTTACCCTCGGTATCATCCTCAGCAATTGAGGAAGCACGGTTGACGTCCTTAGAACCACATTTTGAGCAAGTGAGAGGGAACTTCTCTTCCAAGCGAGCTTGGTAATCCTTGGTCAAGGAAATAAGAGTAGTAATACCAGTAGTCTCGGCATTGAGCATCGTAACGATTGTCTCATCTACCTTATCACCCATCAACTTCTTGTAGGTTTCTACGGCATTTTCACGTAGAGAAGCAATGTGATTCTTTCCTACGGTTGCCATTTCCTTCAAGTTAGCTACTTCGGCATTCAAGTTGGTAATCTGTTCCGTAAGAGAAGTTTTCTCTGTAGTAAGATTATCTACCGAAGTTTGCAATTCGTTTCTGGATGATACCAAAGTCTGAATGCAGGCAATTACATTTTCCTGATTCATCTCTTTACCTTCTTCCAGGGTAAGCATATTATCCCCGAAAAGGCTTTCAAGAAATTTTAGTAATTCTTCGTTCATGTTATTTTTATTTGAATGATTATCATTGGCATCATTATCATTAAAAGAACCCTGAGTATCGTTCTTTTCTTGATATGATGTTAAATCTGATTTATAATCAGTAAAGAAGTATTGCTTCGATTTATCATCTCTGTATTCTTCATAAGATGCCCAAGTTCTTTTGGCAAAGGTTGGGTTAATGATTTTACCATCCGAACCAATTTTCTGGGCAAATGAATCAGCACCATGTGAAACTAGTGAGGTCTCAAGGTAACGAACAATTTCAGTAACAATTCTACGTACCATAACTCCCTTAGAGTCATAAGTACCCAGTTTCTGATAAAATTCGTTATCTTCCATTTGGGGATGGGATTTATCCCACTTAAATTGTACAGTAACTGAATTACTATGAATTGAAGGAGGTTCCATAAGGATGCCTCTAGCAATTCTTGGGTTTGCCTTACCATCGATTTTCAGAATACCGTTGATACCAGCGGGTATAGTAAAGCTACCGTCTTTGTAGGATTCCTGCCACATTACTTGTGATACAGCACCAATAGCATTACCAATGTTGGTTTCATGGTCACAGTTTACTGTTTGACCAAGCAACATCTTCATAGAAGCCTTTAGTACTCCATTCTGACCAAAGTCTGTCGGGTTCCAATTCTTAGATACAATCGTTTCTGAAAGTAATCGGAACATAGGTTCGATAAACTCTTCATCCTTTGGAGTTAATTCCGATTTATCCAGGTTAGGGTAATAGGTATTATAATCTATATCCCCTCCCCAAAATCCAAATTGAGCAATGGTGTCCGGTGTAGGATTCTTCCATTTGTAATAATTCTCGGAGAAAGTCTGGGCTCCCACTGCTTCTGGGATATACCCAGCCATAATGGTATGGCCTTGACCTATCACCATAGAATCAAGATGCTCTTTGTTTTTCTTTGTGAATTTACTCATCTTGCTTTAGTATTTTGGTCTCCTCGAGAAGGAGCCGGGTTTGTCTTATCTCTTGACCTACGAGCAGATTGGTTTTTATCATCCTGCCTTTGTTTCTTCTTGGTACCCTCTTGTGGGTCTATATTACCCCCCTTAGCAAATTGGTCCTCAAGTGAAACTCTTGGTTCTTTCTCATCAGGAGAATCATAACCCATTGCCCAAGCATATTGCTCTTGACTAATGATACCTGCCTTATACAATAAGTCAAGGTTCTGTATCTTATACTGAAGACCTTGTTGGATTTTAACTTCATCAGAAACTGTAGAAGTTCCCCAATCAATCTTCATCCCCTTATTATTAAAGCCTGCCAGACGCAGTTCTAGAGAATAAAGTCGGTCCAATACATAAGCTACAAGCATTTGGATATTTTTTAACTGGCTAATCATCTTAGACAGCATTATACCAGTTGCACCTTCACCAGTAGTAGATGATACCCCAATGATAGAGCCATTAACTCCCAACCCATTTGCTACAGATTGTTGGTTCATATTCCAAGGCTTCTCGATATTACCGAGCTCCTTAGTAGTAGAATTTAGTTTGAATTCATGGTCATCTATATAACCAGCAACTACTCCATCCTTCATACCATCTTTAACATTACGTTTAAGGATATTAAGTTCATGGTATAATCTGGATTCATAAGCTTTGATACTCTCATTTGGCCTTTGTGGAGATTTCTGCATCTTAGCTTCTAAGAAACCAACCATACCACAAATCTCCATGATATGTTTGAAGTTAATCTTCATATCATTTTGTCCTTTGAGAGAATCCAATGCAGGCATAAATGGAGGAACTCCATAAGGTTCATCTGTATCATTGAACATACCAACATAGAAGTAGGTTTCTGGGTTAAGCTTAATGTAATCTTGTTGCTTAACAAAGAAATTCATATTCTTTTGGTAAGGAGCATACACCCCATTTAATTCACGTTTAAACTTGATGTGTTCTGGCTTAAGGAATAATACCGTAGCCAATCCATCAAGCTTGTCATTTGGTACGCCTTCTACAGATATTGCCCCACTTACAAGAAGTTGAACAATCATTTTATTAACTAAACCATCTATACCAGCAGTATATCTGGTCCATCCCTTGGTGGCTTTCTTAAGATGTTCTCTCATCTTTGAAGCCTCTTCATCGGTATTATTAGGGAAAGTTACTGTATGACTGGTGTTAGCTAACTTAAACATATCTTGCAATGCAATGCCCATATCAGGATTTACCTTATATAAATCCCGAATTAAAGGTATCACATCAACACGAAAAGAGGGTTCAACTAATTTAGTCAACCCTTGTAATGATGTAATTAAGTTATCGCTATCATCGTCAACTGAAACCCTACCAGGCGAAATCGATGTGGCAGGCTTTTCCTCTTTATTAGAGGATGTACCATTCTTGGGAGGGTCCTTCTTACGTCCCCAACCCCAACTAAAATTGAAGTACTTTTTCATCTTGGTTGTACGATTACGTTAGTTTTTCCTTTCCTTATGTGATTACATATTGCTTTTCCAAAGATATCATCATCGGCATATACATCTCCTTCAAGGTCTACATCTACAGCTGAATTGTTAGCCCTATGTTTACCCATTGCAACAGGTCTACCTAAACCATCATAGATGAAAGTATAAGCTTCTTGTACAAAGAATGGGTCCTTAATGATTACATGATCTAATCTAATATCTTCTTCCAAGTTCTCTATTATCACTGAACGATTCTTTTGGGTGGTTAACCAACCAGGGGATTTATCCATTTCAGGTCTACTTTTACCTTTTTTCTTTAGCATCTTCTGGTAGTAGTAAAGGTTAGGGTAGCCTTCGTCTTGAAGCTTAGAAGTTACTGATAAACCAACGTCATTGGATTCTGGAGCTATTACTGCCCAGTTAAACAACTTCCCAGTATCACCAAGTAACTTAGCATAAGCTCCCACTGCCATTCTTCCCTTATATACTACTTGTTCTTCTCCTAGCTTATCCATACAAGTAAATGAAGAGTAGTCAGAAGCTCTACCAGTTGAAACGTCTGCACCAATGAAATATTCTTTATCTGATTCGGGTTCACAGAATTGTCGGTATTGACCATTAAATCTCTTCTTAATAACTGGGTAATCACTAAGGCAGTCTTCGATAGCTTTAATATCGGCTAAGTCGAAGACTGTATTACCAGATGATAAGAAGTCACCATCAATTTCTTGTGCAGTTCGTTTTGCTCCCAAAGCAGAAGACATTTGGTTATACCAATTGATATCTCGTTCTGGATGCATTTGCCAGTATAATCGAATTGGGTTAAAAGGATTACCTCCTGCAATGGCATCTACCCAAGTTGAGTGATAGAAATTACCAACTCCATAGGGAGTGGAATTGACGATGGCAGCTCCACCAGTGGAAAGAGTAGGAAATGCAGCAGCCCAAATTTGAGCAGCCCATCTTACTACTGCTGCCTCGTCAATTACCAGAAGAGAAAGGGATTCCGAACGACCGGCTTCGGATGATGTCGGAATAGATTCGATAAATGACCCATTATCAAATTCTATCATGGAAGCAGAACCGTATTCTCCAGCTCTACCATTGATTATGGGAGTTTGAAGGTACCATGGAAGATTCTTGTACATGAACTTAATCTTCTTAAGCACCTTCTTAGCAGTTGTGTCTTTGATAGAGATAATGTTTATCTTTTTGTTGGGATGGTACATCGCCAACCAAAGACAGTACATTGAAATAAGTTCTGTAATTCCTGCCTGACGGAATTTGAGAATGATATTGAATCGTTGGGCAATGAAATTGTAGAGAACAGATTTCTGAAATGGGTATAAATCGAATCTTACCTTTCCTCTTACTGGATGTATCACATAGCAAAAAAGGCTAAAAAAGAAAACATCACTAGAAACTCGGGATAGGTTTGATAGCTCCTCCCGAGTTAATGTAGTTCTAGTTTCTGAGATAGTCTTTGCCATTACTTAAAAGTTATATGTTATTTGAAATTCGATGTCAGTACCCATCCCTGATTTTATCTTCGGATAGTAAAAGGTATTGACTCCGAATTTGTAATTAAATCTCTTAGTCTTGATTGAAAGACCAGCTCCCATATCAAAGAGATTATTGAAAGGTCTGTATTTGCCATAAACGTATGGACTAAGTGATAACCTTGCAACTTTCTTTCGAGTTAATTGACCTTCATACCAGTTGTAGTTGTACTTATCTAAGTCGATTGGGAATAGTCTAGTTGAATAAGTGTTAGTCTCCTTATTGAACAGACTTAAGTTCAACTTATCTTTCTTCAAAACGATTTGAACCAGGGAATCTTGGTTACTGATAACTGGCTGCCTTAGCATGGAATCAGGAAAGAGAGTTGGCTGCTTATTATCATGAACTAAGATTTTACCTGGTTCAACTTTTTCTGAGTACTTCTTCTCTGGTTTGAAGGGTTTCTCTGTGTATACTGTATCTGGGATTTCATTGACCGCTAGTTCCAGGGAATCAACCTCTCGAGAAAGTTTGTAATTCCTGAAGCAAAGGTAAATAGTAAATCCTAGAAGTACAATGAACAAGGCCCTCTTTAAATTCTTCATGTTCAAAAATTTTAGGAAGTTCGCACGCTTAATGATACTATCTATTCGGTAATCGCTTAGCGATTACCTTTATCGAACGAAGTGAGATAATATCCAAATATACTACTTACGATATGATATATGAATAGCTATATACGCAGATAAATATATAGATATATATACGTAGTATATTATATATCTATATATTTCAAGGCACCCCAGAAACTTATATATAAGACTTTATATATAAAGCTGAAACTCAAGGTTTCTTGGTATTTGCCTTTTTGAGGCATTCCTTAAACCAATAACCTATTTCACCTACTGCCCCTTTGGCAATTGTATATCTTGCCTTGTTAAGCCAATAATGGTAATCCTTAAAATCACCTTCGAAGGTATCACCATTCTTGTGAAGGTAAACTTTGAATTTATCTGGGAATCCCATAATTGCCTTGAAGTCTTCGATTCCCAAAGGATAACCATCTGGTCTGAATTGCCTATCTGCAGGTCTGAGAGTTAATGGGGGTTTATCATACTCTAATCGATATACTCCTGGAAGAGTACTCATCTTTGCAGTTTTGATAGGCCACTTCTTTTCATCTTTAAAATCTCTAACCCAGAGTCTATGTATCTTTGCTACTGTAAGATTCTTCTTTTCAGGAAGCTTCCGATAGTCATACATTGCCAGAGTTTTACTCATAAACGGAATCTGGTTAGTATTATTTTCCTGAGAGAATGTGAGTGGTTTAAGTAAATTTCTAGTAATTGTTGGGTCTTTTACTTGAAATACTTCATCAAAAGCATTCAAATATTTCTTACCCGTTTTTCTATGTACTCCAATGATAAGTAATCTCTTTCGTGATAACTGTGAGTTACCGTAGTCAGAAACGCTTCTTTCGTGAAAAATAAGTTTATAGTCTTCAAGAGTTTTTTGAAGATATTCTTTTGGGAGCAAAGATAGCAAACGAGGTAAGTTTTCAATAAGAAATATCTTAGGTTTATAATGTAAGATTGATTGAATTACTAGATTCAGGGATTTATTCTCTTGGGGATTGCCCAATTCTTTTACTTTTGAAAGCCTCATAATAGAAGATGCTCCACAGTCTGGACTTGAAAGTATGATGTCTGGCTTACAATCTGGGAAGGTTTCATCTTTATAATATGGTATACCACCAAAGTTCAATTTCCACTGCTCTAAGCCTTTAGTATAAAATACTCCTCGAGTTTCTATATTAGCTATCAAATTCTTTCTAAAAGGGAACAAAAGGATGCCTGCACCAGCAGACACCCCTAATACTTTTAATTTTTTCATTTCTTGTAGCTTCTCAATTTAATGTACTTAATCCAAGCAAATGGCTTACGGTCTTCCAAATAACTCAGATTCTTATCATTATTGTGGGCTTCTTCTTCGAAACTTACATCATGATATCTTTCGTTCTGTTTATCCCACTTGGCAAAGCACAGGATAATTAGGTATTCGATAATATACCAGAGATAGAAGAATCCAAAAACCAGGGCCACTACCCACCAGAAGGATATATCAAAGGATAACCAGAGTATGATACCAAGTACCAAACCCGCTATACTACACTCAATCTGCTGTATCTGATGAATACACTCATGATTGATATCATCCGGTTTACACTCTTCTACTTTGTGTTTGAAGAATGAGTTATACACCAGAGTAATTGCTTTGTAACTGGGGAAAAGAAATACTTTTGCTACCCAGCTGTTAAAATGACATCTTTTCATAATTTACCTTTAAAGTTTTCGTAAGCATTTCTTAGTTTTTGGTCGTAGGCATTCTGGGCATACCCGGGACCATTATACTTCTTGGCAAAGCCAGCCCAGTCCTTTTCTTTGAGATTACTCAAACAACCAGAGTTTTTCATGAAATAATACATGAGTTCTAGTTGATTTGCATGAGATTCTGACATCTTATGAACGAATTCGAAGACATCTTTACATTCACAGAGGTTGTGATTGAACCCACAAATCTGGAACATACCCCAACTTGCAGACTTCAATGCACATTCCTCATCAATTTCTTTGGCTAATTCGAGTCTCTTATACTCGTGTACACCTCCCAAATACTTCGATTTATCCCATTTAGGGAAGAAAATCGTAGAATATCTCTTACAAAGGTAAGCTAAATCTCTGTCAGGGAATTTCTTATGTACTTCTTTGTACATAATGTGACCCTCAAAGAGAATTTGAGGCCTACCGTCAGCTAAAAACCCGTCTCTACCGGCAGCTTCCACCAATTGGACAGCTTTCAATAGGGCAGGTTCTAAACCTAAGCGAATAGCAAGGTCTTTAATCATTTCATTTGTTAGTTTATCCATAACTTATCAGTTTTAATGGTTCAATTTTAGTAACGAAAGTATTGCTTATAACCCATTTTCAATATGTTTAGAGGTTCTATTATCATATATAACTTATAAAATAATGCAATATGGACAAGAAAAATGAGTGCCAGATATGTGGCAAACCAATTAATTTAGAGGAATTCGATGAAACTAGAGAGATTCCCCAACTTATGGCAAGAAAACAAGTTTGTTTTAAATGTGCTTTCTGGTTTAATCGATTAGCTTATGATAAAGAGCTTGAGAAAGAGGGTAAAATTGCGGTAATTACTCCAGATTATTCTCACTGGGTAACTAAAATTCCCGGAAATATTTTAATGGTGCCCTCGGCTTTTGGTGGTATTTACCAAACTAAACTCCAACCAGTAAACACTCTGGGAGTTATTGATGAAGACCGAGAGAAGCTTTTCATTATCCGTTATAATAACATCACTCACCAAGGCACTATACCAGAACATCTAAGAGATGCTTTTAAAGTAAACGGAGTAATTCTATCTCCACAGGAATACAAAATGCTAGAAGATTATCGGGGCAATGCCTATGAATTTATTAAAAATATGATTGATAATGCAATAAACAAAAAATAATTTCGTATATTTGCATAAAGAAAATTTCTAAATAAAAATAGATATGAAAAAAGAAAAGAAAGAAGTAAAAAAGCTCAAAGAAGGTGATGAAGTTATCTTCGTATTATCAGGAAGACCAATCACAGAGAAAGTAACAGTAGAATCCATCGATAAGAAAGGTGGATTTGCAATGCTCAGTAACCGGGTAAAAGTTGCAAGAACTCTCGGTCCTGATAATACATATCCAAGGTTGGATGGGCAAAAAGGAGATGTTCTTCCTCTCACAGAAGAACATGAGAAAGCCTACCTTGCATATAAGGCCTATTTCTCAATTAAGAGAAACATAGAATTACTTGATAAAGAGATGAGAAGTATGAAAGATACAGATGCTTTCGATATGATGATTGAATTTGATAAGAAGCTTACCAAGATTATTAACAAATACTTCAAAGAACAATGATGACTACTGTATTAGCAATAATTTATTTGGTATGCTTACCGTTCACTGTATTTTTTGTAAGGGCTTGCTTGGATTATTTACCCTATACTCACAAAATACACTCTTTCGTTTTATTCATCTCGGTATGGATAGTATTACCTCTATTTCCGATTTATCTATTAATCAGATACATAAAATACAAATTACTATGAGATACTTTTTTGACAGAGATGGTAATTATGCTGGGTCATCAATGCAAGGGTGGGAGATTCTTCTCCTACTCTTGTTCCCAGTTGCTCTAATAATCTTCCTCGTATTCTTACCTTTCTATGTATTTCATAAATACAGTTCTAGAGAAGAGGATAAAAAATACGAGGAAGAACATCCAGAAATACTAAAAGTAGATTCTTATATTACCTGCTGGTATCCCTGGCATAGATATTCTGTTGCATATACACTGGCTCTTATATTCTGGGTAATTGCTTTTATAATTGGGATATTATCTTAATACCCGTATTAAGTTGGCTTTTGACTTGCCCAATAAAAATTCAAATCTAATGGATATTTTTTAGTGGGGTTAAACCTACTGGAGAGTATAGGAGTATCATCGTTAACAGGGGGAGTTGAAACTTTTGTAAGAGTATAGGAACCCAATCCAGTTGTTTTTGTTGTAAAGTATGAATTACTTGGTAAATCGTAGTTAGGACTAAAAGCATTACCATTCTTATCGAGGCAGGACCAAGATAGCATGTCGGAATTTACGGGGTATAGACTAGCAATATAGACATTAATAGCATATCTATTTTGATTTACTATCCAATTCTTATATCTGGTACCATTAGCCATAGATCCACTTTCGCCACTAATATTGGTGGTAATATAAAAATAGATATTTGTGTCTATTCCATTGAGGGTTATAGGATTAAAACGTATTTCCCAGTATTCTTTTTCTTCGGGAGTAGTAATCTTAAGATTTATTTTATTACCAGATTCATTTTGTGTAAATACACAAAGCCCAGAAGTACCGTCATTTTGTGCAGTAATCTGAATAATATTGTTACTCTTGTCTTCCTCCAGAAGATAATCCGAGGTATTATTGATGCTAACAGAATAACCAACTCCAATAACCCCAGACAATTTGCCATTTACATACTTACTCTTTTGAGATTGTATTGTCCATCTCTCAGAGTTTCCCTGTTTTATTTCTGCATATACATCTTTGGTGGATCTCTCCACTGCTCTAAAGTTTATTATTTCCATAATTTTTTAGTTTGGTTTATAGAAAGAACTTTGATATCGCCAATACCAAAGGGATAATCCGAAGTCTATGATATTATATAATCAATATAAAGAATTATGAGAAAGTATCAGTATCAGATTTACTACCATACAAGCAGAGGAAGGTACTTCATTAAGATTAGGTATTCCTTCCTGGGATTGGTGTTTTGGCTTACACTTAGAGATAAGAATTCGAGTAATATAGAAACCTTCCTTGATAAGGATAAGGCAATTGAAAGGGCAGAAGATTATTTAAGATATTTATACCTAAAGAGAAAAAATAGTAGGGTGTTAAAGGTTACTGGGAGAATAGATATTACCAGTAGGTTAAAATCAGTGAGGGAGGATTATTAAGATGGTGAAGGTTGAAACAATTAGGGATGATAATGAAAAGAGGATTTTTAAATGCCAAGAGGGTAATCGGATTTGGTATCAGATATGGATTACCCAATTGGATATGAATTGTATAGAAAGGTACTTTGATGGGTATGGTGAAGTTAAGAGATGGTGGTTAAGGAATCTTCAACAGTATTATGTTTTCTTTTATGAGAAGAAAGGTGGTAAGGTTCGAGGAGTTCTTGGGAAAGATAGGACTAAGGATTTAATTCGTGCTATACTTTAATTAGTTGCCAGGGATGTTAGGTCTCTGGCTTCTTTGTGTGTTATGTGGGCATGTATGTGGTGTGGGATATCTGGGTATGCCTCTAATACGAGGTGTCAAAATTTCCTGGTACTAAAAATGTGTATTTGCCTTCAAGGTACCCCTTAATGTGAGGGCTTCGAAAGTTGTGGTACTAAAAGGGGAGTACGGTTCCCTTAAATTTAACATTCAAAAATAAAAAGTAAGGGACAAAGATTTTTATTTATCCCTTTGCTTTCTTTCAATCCTTAAATGTTTCGTTATCGTTTTTCAAAATTTCTTTTAAGTCTCTATAACATTGAATTGCTAAATAAATTACACCAACAAATAAAAATATATTTAATAACATAGAATTTAATTTTTAAGTGAGTAGGGAAATATTTCCCTACTCTTCTGATTTGTTTTTATTTCAAAGAGTTTTTCACTATTTCAAGCCCTTTTATTAGAATTGCTTTCTTTTCTTCTTTAGTGTTTTCGCTTGCAATTGAAGAAAAAGAAAAATCATTTATAACATAGACTTGTTTATAAAAGTCTATAAATCCGTCAATTAGTTTTTTATCTGCATTGTTTGCAATCGTGGAAAGAAAATTGAAAGTTACATTTCTGAACTTTTTACGTAATGATTTGATTTGCTTTTCGTTTGCACCCTCAAAAAGTTCTTTTTTGTAAATTTCTGTTTTTGTCCCTAAAGATGTTTTGAAAAGTCCAGCGTTTTTTTCTTTTACGCTTTTCAATACGTCTAAAGCAATCAAACTATTTGCTTTTGCGTTTGCACTTGCTTTTTCTACATTCACGTTATTAATTTGCTTTTTCATAATTAAATTGCTTGAAAGTTTTGTTATTTATTATTTTTATTACCTTTTCAAATAGACTTTCAAGACTTTTTAAACTATTCTAATAAGGTAGTATTTATTTCTTTTTCTGATACAAATATAAGAACTATTTTTTAATCTACAAAATTTTTAGAAAATTATTTTCTTAAAAAGTTTTAAATAAAATCTTTCAAATATCTTTTTGTTTTTCTCACATTGCAAAGATACGGACTTTATTTTAATCTACAAACATTTTCAAGAAAAATTTTTGAGAAAATGAATAATTTTATTTTCAAAATTATTTTCGTGAAAAATTCATAAAATGAAAAATATTGTGCACCCTAAAAAGGACTTAATTTTTGCACTTAATTTTGGGGGTTCACAAGGGTAATCTTCACACGCCTTGTAGTGGGCCTATATGATATGTATATGGATAAGATAATCCTATATAGCTTATGCCTGTCCTCTTGAGAGTGTATTATATACCCGTATATTGAAGGCCATTAATCGACTAAGGTGATAAAGAATTAAGGCCGATTAGCTATATCCCTATTATTGCCCTCTATAAACCTATATGGCCTTATTGAATAAGGCCATATAGGGACTATGGTAAGCCTATAGGGATTAGGATAGCCTATAATGGCTTACTAAGTTAGCGTAAGTAAAAACCCAGATACCTAAGTTAGGCCTGGGTAATATTCTTATTCTTGGCAACCTATGGTACTATCTGAGTCTAGGATTATTATATGTTCTGATTCATATAGGGGTTCTTGGTTTGTGGGTTTATTCGTTTGGCAATGGGATATAATACCGGTATAGATATCGTATAAGAAAATATGTAGGCCTTGGGTTAGGTCTAGTTTATTTATTTCTTCTTGTTCTCTTAGAGTCCAGGTGTCAATGGCATCATCCTTGAGAATCTTGGCTAGGTATTCGAAATTGGTTTCCATTGTGATATATGTATTATAGGGTTAGTATTCGCAATATTCTCGTTCAAGGAATATATTGAGATCCTTGAAAAGTTTGATACCTGGTATAGGACCATCATTTCTGTCCCAAATCTCGAATTCGATAAATTGGGTCTCATAGCCTTCTATATCTGAAATAGAAAGGAGATAATTCTGGCTTGGGTCAAATTCTTCAAGGAAAACTTCGATAGTAGCCTTAATCCTAATAGGGTGAGTATTAGTAATACCTTGTAGGATTTGTGTTAATCGGTTTGATAATTCTTCTGTGTTCATAGGTAAGTGAGTTTTAAGTGATTATTATTTTATTTTCTTACTGCAAATATAAAGACTTTATTTTAATTATGCAATAACCCCAATTGCCTTGTGAGGTCCTTAATAGCCTTGAAGGTTAATTTGCCTTTATCCCTCTAAAATCCCCAGAGGCCATTAATGGAGATTGCCCTTTACCTTCCCTACCTATAACTAATATTATATAATACCTAATGGCTCTCGGTAATCAAGGTACCTCTAAATCACAAAATTGTCCTAGAGTTCTGCAAATATCCATAATATAAATACTAAGCCAATAAATTACATACTTACTAGGAATATTACCTAAATATGCCCCTTGAAGGCCTTAAATCCTATAAACCATTTAGCCATAAAACCTAACAAATAATTTACCTAATCACAAATCCCCAACCCAATGCTTATTATATAATACCTAATATAATAACTTGGTGAAGGTAATCAAGGTAAATTGTGATGGCCATTAATCGACGATGTACTAAAGCTATACTACCTACATACATAGAAGCTACATAACATACCTGTATTATATAATCCCCTACCTTCGAATTACCTTGAATGCAATCTATAATATAATACATATAAAGGGTACTCATGGCAATCGGATTTAGAGGCCATTAATGGTCGGATTTTATTGCCTTTTTAGGCCTTTTTAGGTTTGCCTTTAAAGTGTGGAAGGCTATGTGGTATGATGGCTAGATAGCTCTTAATGTATAGTGGCTTTGTATAGTAAGGTAAGTTTGCCTAGCCTTGTTTGCCTAAATCCCCAAAACCCCCGGCGAGGTACCTTGATATATGTATTAGGTATTATTATATTAATAGATGGTATATTAGTTATAGAGGGGATAGATAGATATTATATTATATATCTTAGTTAGCGTTAGTATGATTTTGTTTTATTTTTGTGTTGGGTGGTGTGGGAGGTACCCGGTATTTATTCCAGGTACCTTGATATGTGGGATAATGTTATCAGGGCTATGGTGTATATTATTAGGGTTAGTAGCTGTGAGATGATATATCTTATTTTGTTTGTTGGGTGGGAGTGCTTGTGGGCTTGGTAGATATCCTCATTTCGTATTAGGATGAGGATAGTTCCTACGGATAGGATTATTCGGATTATGTGATAGAGGATGTTCATGGTAGTGATATTATATCGATTATGGTTATATCTGTTAGGTTTACTTTGAGGATCTCTCTTAGCTTTAGCCTTATATAGGTACTGTGTTTATGCCATGGGTTTATTTGTTGTTTGGGGTAGCGGAGGTAGGTATTAAGTTCCTCAGTTCTGTACACTACGTTCATTTCTTCGCAGAAGCCTTCAGTAGTCCCAGGTAATGGTCCCGGGACTTCGAATGATACTAAGAATTTACCTGATGTTAGCATGGCCTAGTTCGTTAGTTAGGATTCTTATATCGGTTAATTGATTCATATATTCCTCTTCTGAGGATATGTCAAGGCATTTGCATGCTATGTAGTGACCGTACATGGATATACCTGATTCGTAGCCCTGGTCTTCATTTAGGAAGTTGGCTAAGTATATCTTGTCTACTGAGCATATCCTCTTCAGATGTCCTGGTAAGGTTTCTGAATCTTCATAAAATACAAAGTCATAGGTATCTGTATTATCGGTCATTGTAGCAAATATCTCTATGAGCCAGTTAAAGTCCTCTAAAGGTACGTTGTCTAGCCATTCCCATCCGATTGGGTAGTTGTTTACTGTTATTGTTGGTTTCATGATGTTAATTGAGTTGAGGGTTAAACATTTGTTTTGGTTGGCCTAATAGGCAGCAATGAGGATAACCTGCTTCATCGAGGATTCCCAGTATAAGATATCGATTGGTATCTCTGGGAATTTCGAAATAGAAAGCTGGTTTCATGTCGCCATCTATGAATGTAAAAACTATCTGAGTGTTTTCTAGTAACCCATTTAGTTGTACAGGAGAAAGGGGTAGTTATAGATAGCTTCCCTTTGATTTCTTGGGTTTTTATCCCATGAGATGAGCATATCGTCATACCAATTTGGATTATCGCATAGCTTTTTAAGTTGTTGTTGAATATACGGTGTCATGATTTGAAGTAATAATATAAGTCCTCGATTAGTTTATCCTGTTCTTCCCATATAGTATCTGATACTACGTATTCTGATACGAAATAGTTATAGAAAGGCCCAAATAGTATTTTTAATACTATGTCCTTGAGTTCGATATTGAGTTGTTCCTCTTCTTCGGTAGAACTGGGTTTGATTGCCTGAAGTTCTGCCTTATAGGATGCCGTAACGGCATCCTTTAGGGTTTGAATATATTCTGGGTTAGTTTCCTTGAGAATACTTAATTGTGATTTGAGTTCTTTACTTATCATGGGGCTTAGCGATTATGGATATGAATCCCTGTGGATATTGAGTATAGAATAATTGGTAGTTCCCTGTGGGCAAGAAGACTTGCATTATATTTGCAAGTAAGGGATAGATTTTCCATTGGTTTTCCTCTAGAAACTTGTTCCAGTCTTCAGATTCTTCTGGATAATTCCCAGATAGTTGGATATGGTACTGTTCCTGGTCAGCAATAAATAGGTTAGTTACTACCTGTATTTCATCTGATTCCTTTTTGTATTGGGTGATTGGATACCAGATGCCTTCGGTTTTCCATTTATTAAGTTGGAACAGAGACATGCCCTGTTCCAGTACGTTGAGTAATTTATATAAGTTTACCATAGTGATTATTTATTTAGTTGGTTAAATAATTCTGATACTGCAAGTTGTTGGAAGATTTCTGTTTCCCTGTGGTCTGATTCCCATTTTTCGATAGCATTGTAGATATTGGTATATTGGGATATCATGTCCTCATCTTGTTCATCGTCTTGGATAAATTCCCGGAGATGTTTTTTGAGTCCGGTTATGATATAATCCTGATGTTCAGGGATTAATTGAAGAACTCCGAATAGGATAGCCTCTACCTGTGAGGGTGAATCATCATAATATTGGTCATCGGCACCCTTTGTTAAGTCCATGTGAGAAATAATGTTTTCCCGGAGATTTTCGAAGAGAACTTCCTCTGAAGCATATGTGATGATATATCCTGAGATATAAGCAGCAAAAGGTTCATCCTCTAAGTCGATTGAGTAAACCTGGATATTGGTATCTTCCTTGTTAATGAGAAGACCATCTGAGTAATCATAAGTATAAATGGGATGAGAAGCAAGCAGTTCCCGGATGGCCTCTAAATTTTTTAATTCTTTCATAACGTCTATATTTAAAATTATTTGAGAAATATTTCTCACTGCAAATATACAAAATTATTTCTAAACTTGTTTCTATAATTACTTTTATTTTTATAAATAGGGAGGTTCTGGGAGGTGTTTTGGGTGCCTCCCAGAGGGTTTTGTTAATATTGTCCTGTCATGGTAATGATAATGAAAAGGGGTTCATCATTGAAATGTACCTGGATAGTATCTCCATAGGAGTTTGACATGTAATGAGAATTAGGGTTAAGTTCTTTTAATGGGTGATGTTCATCCCAATGAGAATTAATGAATTCTATCACGTATTGTTCAAAAGCATCGGATTCTCTGCAGTAGGTTTCTGCCTTTTCGTAATCGTCTATGGGATAATCCCGGAATTGGAGATTAAGAGTTCCCATATATGATTCATCTGGGTTTGAGATTTCATTAACTGATTGAGCAGTGTAACCAAAAGCATCAAGAGTTCCATCAAAGTAACTCATAATGTGATTTGAGATTTCGTTAATAGTTGTCATAAGAAATAAGTTTTGTGACCATGTTCGAGGTCGGTTAATAATTATATTTATTTTTCTCTTATGCAAATATAGAAATAATATTTTAAATATGCAATAATTAAGGGAGCCCAGATGTTAGTGTTTCTGAACTCCCTGAGGATATATTAACTGGTTAGGGATTAGTATAATTCATCGGCCAGCATTGGTTCCTTGGGCTTATTTAATTTCTCTTTAGAACGTCTTGTAGCCCAATTCTCGTAGGGTTTGTAACTGAAGGTACGTGTTGTTTCATCGTATGCAGCATATACCATTTGTTTACGGGATATTCTCCTTCCGTAAGTTTTCTTAAGATTAGCAAACCAATCTAGATAGAGTTAAAGATTTCTTTGTTCCCGTCTAAATCATTTTTAGGACGGGTTTTCCATGTTGCTTCTATATAGCATTGATGTAGGGTGATTGAAATAAAGTATCGGCACCAACTACCACCAAAGATAGTGCCCGTGGAGAATTCTATCTCCCGAGCAACTAATGGACTAACGTTATACTTTGTCATGCGATTGAGAAATTAAGTTGGAAAATCCAGTTGTTTCTATCGAGTTGATTGAATGATATGAACCTCCCATCGTTATCGGTAAATTCATTCATGAATTGAACTGCAGCAGATGCTAATTGCCCCTTATAGGGATTAGTATCGGCAGTTATGATTGATTCGAAAATGAAAGAATAATAGGTAGTATCATAGATTTGTACCTGATTAATATCCAAGCAATTGAGTTTGTAATCATCCTCTAGTTTGATTAAGAGTCCCATTAGAAGATTTAAGAGATGACCCTTTTCATCGGAGTCAAGTTCAAATGTAGATTTCTTTTCTAAGAAATTGCGAACTACCTTAGTTAGTTCGTCTGCTTGATTGTAAGTTACTGAGTTCGTTTTCATATTTTTGTCTATTTTTAAAATGATATGCAAATATAAGCATTTTTATTTTTATAGAAAAATATATCTATTTTATTTTTAAGGAGGCTGAGGATGTGTATACGCTAAGAAAGGCAGTGGATTAGACTGCCTTTCAATTATTAAGGTAATTGGGGAGTTAGCAAGTATAGAGCCTCTCTTATGATTGAACTCTCCATAGGTTCTAAAGAGGGTTCCTTATCCATTAGCCCACCTTTCTTCTTCTCGTTTTCAAATACTTCATGTATGGCTTGCTTTAGTTTAGTAGCTAATATCTCTGATAACTCCTGAGATTTAAGAGAGGTAAGTAACCCATTCCGTATTTCCCTAATATCCTGGTCATTTTCAGTGATGGGTTTTGCTTCTACCAATTCTTGTATACCTGAGGAATACTTATTAAACTCTTCATACCCTAAATGTTGTAGGTCATTAATGAAGATACTAAATTCATCATAGGTAAGTCTAGTATCAAAACCTACTCCATGATATAGTTGTACTAAAGGGACAAAGATTCTCCTCAGTGTATTGAAATCTTTTAGATGGTCCAATTTTATTCCTGATTCGAGAGGTATTTTATATACCTTTTCACCCTTCAGTACTACTAACAGAACCATTAGTCTTGGTGGTAATCTTTTCTCGTTCATAAGCAAGTTTTTGTATTATGAGTTGTACATAGGTATTTCTCTCTTTATAGATAAACATTACCGATAGAAGTATCTCATGTTTCGGTAATATCATCTGTATGAAATTGCCTGGAGCAATTACAGTAGCTACTACTGGAGAATCCTCCTGAGAGAAATTCTCTAATATCATTTCTGCCCTCTTAATGGGTTCTGGTTTTGTTGGGTCCAAAGTTAGGACTGGAGCAGTTATACATTCCTTGATGCCCTGTGTTAAGGCATTATATAACCATTCATCTTTTATATCCTCTACTTGGAGGTTTTTCATTGTAATCATATCCTAAACCTATTTAGAGTCCATACACCCAGGATATTAGAGAATACCCATAATTCCCAGTTTTTGTAAAAGTTATAGGGTTTATTGAATTGAGATGTTTGAAATATTATCTGATTTGGTGTTCTAGATAACATTTCTGCATGACAAGTTAATACTCCAGAAGATAATTGAGCTTTAAAAGCTTTAATAATATCTTCATCACTTTTAGTCTCTAATGAGGTAAGCAATTTAATAAATTCTACCTCTACACCTTGAGACATGTTTACATTTCTGAAGGCAAACTTTTCTTTATTTTCCATATTCGTCATTTTTAGATAAGAACTCTTGAGCTAGTTCATCTTGAGTTCTTTCGATTATGTTCTTTACTATTGTTTTATTTTCTACTCTAGCCCACATATATAGCATGCCCAATTGAGCATCCATATAGCAATCTATAAGAGATGGGTCCTTTCTAAATACATCCCATTGTTTTACGAAATTTGTTCGAACCAAATCCCTATAACCCTGGTCTGATATGCCATCTTGGTCTATATAAGCAGATACCCTTTTCTTGACTTCTAAAAGGATTTTCTCTAAGCTTTCGGGTAATCTGAAATTTTCTGGTAAGTTATGATATACCAAAGCATTAGGTATCAATTCCTCAAAGGTAAACTGATTATCGAATAGATTTTTAGGATATTTACCTGAAAATATCAATGGTAGCTTATACCTTAGCAACGATGGTACTACGTCGTATATAGCATAATGTCTTCTATATTCTTGGTACAAGTCAAAATATAGATTCTCATCGAATATACCCGATTTCCTCATTATTGCCTGTAAAGTATTATAAGCAGCATTGATATGAGTATTACTCAATTTGAATACTAAGTTGCCATTTTTAATAGCAATGAGTTCACTACAGCATCTCTTTCGTCTAAATAAGTTCATGTGATTAAAATGTAAAGTCAATGTATATGTCTCGATTTCCCTTTAAGAATGTCTCATGATTTGAGTCTTCATATTTATGACAGGCATAAGTTTGAGTAGCTCTATCGAAATGGTCTCTTACCCATACTGGTGCAGTATCGGTGGGTTTTAATTTAAAGTAAGTACCTTGATTAATCTTATTAACCTTAGTTTTCTTGTAGTCTTTCTGTATTCTCATTTTCCTCAAGATTATTTGACTTAAAGCTTCATATATGTATTCTTCTGGACTTTCCTTTGTATTAGGAAAAATATTCATAAAAGTAGAAAAGGTTACATTTACTACTTCTCCTTGAGGATTAGTCATAAGTAAGTGTACCCGATTATTAGCAGCTAAATAAAAAGCATCCAATTGATAAGGGTCATCAAACAGCCTTATTTTAATAGATTCAGATAATTGAATATGAGGAACTCCTCCAGATTTAGTTCCCTCTGGGTCTAGAAAATCTTTCCTACAAAGGAAAGATGCCATTAGTTGTTCAAGGTTTTTCATATTTTTGTCTATATTAAAATTGATATGCAAATATAATTCTTTCTTTTTAAATATGCAATATCCTGATATAACTATGGGAGCTTACTATTTCGGAGGAATTGAGATGCAAATGAGCCGTCCTCTTTCTCTTCTTCCTCAAAGTCTTCATATTGGTATAACTCTGGGTCTTCTTCGTCTGGGTCTATACGCATTTCGATTTCTCTACGTAGTTCATGATGTTCTTTAGAGAATGAAGACATAGCTCCCTTATAATCATCAGTAATTTGCATTAACTCTGCTTTATTAAGGTTAAGACCCTCTTTACTTGTATCTACTCCTTCTTGTTTAGTAGCAACTACTTCAGGTAGAGACTTAATGTCATACCTATCCTCCAATAGTTTAGCCTCTTCTGGTTTATCTAATACCCTTTGTGATTCCAATACGATTTGACGTGCCTCTTCAACAGTGATTGCATTTTGCTGTGTTACGTTGTTCTGTTGATTAAATTGGGCAAAGATATTTGTAGTACTTCCTCCAGTAAGATTACGTACTATTGATTGCAGAGATGTAGAGGATTCAAGCTTTAATTTAAGGGCCTTTCCCAGCTCGGCAGATATAAACGGTACGTATTTCCCTCCCTGAGATTCTCTTAGGATATTAACCTGATGGGCTATTTCCATACGGTCTTCTAATGCCCATGCTAGTTGTTCTCCCATTAACGCTTGAAGTAAATCTTCTGCTTTTTCTTTATCCCATATTCTAGAGCTTAATAGCCTATCCCTCATAAATACCCGTATGTAGTTAATATCTATACCCATACGGTATGAGAATGTATTGATATCATAAGTGATACCACATAATACTCCATTACCCATCAGCCATTGATTAATAATGTAGTTGTGTATCTTTATCAGAAGTTCATCATTTGGGTTCTTCTGATATTCTAATGCCATTGCAGTAGTCCCCATAGGTCTTGGGAATCTTACCATTTTATTTTCCTTTTCTGACATACAAATGAGATTTTCTGATATCGGAACTTTCATCATAACCCATATACTCTAAATCGAACCTTACATACAGATTCAAAGAGAGGTTATAGAAATATCCCTTATATTTTTTCTTACTTACTGATAAATTAAAAGGTTCACCAGAGATTAGGTCCCTGGTGAATACTAAATTACCTTTCCCAGTGATGGGGATATTAAGGCAAAGTTTATAATCTCCTACCTTAAATTTATTCCCATGCAGGTCTGTGATTTCCCTTGCCATAGTTTGCCTTTTTATGGTTCGTAGGTTTTTTGTCTTGTTTACTACGGTTATTGGTTATCCCTTTTTGCTCTTCGATTAATTTCTGAACCTTTGGGAATAACCTTTGCCTTAAAGGAACTACCTGAGTAGCGAAAAAGGCATTCCATAATTTCTGAGTTAATGGTTCTCCTATTTTAAGTTCTGAGATTGCCCAGAATTTAGTTTCGAAATTCTTAACTATTTCCCTAAATCGGTAGTAGTATATATTGCCAGTCTTTTTATCTACCCCAATTGTAGTGGTTTGGCAATAATCTAGAAATTCTTTACCTAATTCGGATATAAACTCTTCCCTTTTAAAATCATAATTCTCTTGGTCGAGCTTAAATGATTTTACATAATCGATTGCTTCCATATAGATTTAGTTTGTGATTATTAAACGAGGTATACTTTCATCTGTAATCTGAAATAAGTACCCTCTTACATCATCCTCATAATAAGAGGACCAATATGTTCTTCTAACTCGGAAATTATCAAGGATTGCCCCTTTGGGTACTCCGGTAACAAATAAGCAATGCTTAGGCATCATTGGAGTAATCTCAAATTTTCCATCCTTGAAATTACCATAGGTACCATAGTCGGGCATATTACCAGTAAACCCCGTATTCTGTAATATGTCTTGAACCAGAGTAGTTTGGGGTATTTCCTTTTGGTTACATTCTATGGTTAACTTCGATTTGCCTATATATAGGTCTTTAACTATTTCTCTAAACATTTGTATACGATTATATGGGTAATACCATTTTTCTTGAAGTAAAGGTTATTCTGTGAACGTTCCTCTAACTTCTTTAATTCTCTTCGAGATTCAGTACAAATTCTATCAGATTTCCTTAACATATCTGATACATTATCCCAGATGGGTGCCATTGGTTCTACTGGCCCTGCATAGATAACCTTATGTTTAGTTTCTATTTGGGGATATTTAGATTTATACTGATATTTGCCTTTGCAATAAAGTACGTTATACTTTTCGGGTTCGTTTCTTTTTTCGTTTTCCATTTTTGTTAGGATTAATGTAATCGGATATTTCATCAAGTTGCCCTAAAAGCAATGCCTGAATGAAAAGGTTTATAGGCCTGAAAAAGAAATTCCTTACGTTATCAGTATTTATATACCAATCGTAAACGATAAAGAACTTCTTAATTTTAGAGTGCTTAAGTGAATATTGGATTAGATAGGACTTACAACATCGCTTATGTAAATCGACAAGTTCTTTGTCCTGCTTAAGCATCTCTTTATCAGAGAAGATAGTGTAATCCATTTTGTATGAATTGAGATGCCCAGGTAATTATCCCGGGCACCTGGTTAATAAAGGTTTATGCAACTTGTTCTGGTTTGAGGACTTTCTTTCTAAAGTCCTCGTATGCTTTAGCAGCAGCCTTGAATTCCTTGGAGTTCTGGTCCTTGATACGAGCCATTGCAAGTTCCAATCGATGGAGTTCGTTTCGAGTTTGTTGTCTCCATTTCTTCCGAGCAAGAGTATCAACTACATCGGCAGGGTATACGTATTTAACTTCCCGATTAGAAATTACCTGTTCTATGATGGATGGTTTTTGTTGTTCCTTAACTTCCTTGACAACCTGTTCCTTTTTGGAAGTTTGGGTTTTGGGAGAGAGTTCTACCAATTTGGCATTGGCAAAATTAGTGGCAGCTTCTTGAGCATCTTGTACCAATTCCTTTTTAGTCTTTTTGGCCTTAGGAGCAGAAGCCTTAGCAGTCTTAGAATTTTTAATTCCTTCAAGTTGTTCGGCAACCTTAGTTGCAACCAGGTTAGTAACCTTTGTTTCATTCTTTTTCATAACGTCTATATTTAAAATGTTAGTAAAATGATTAATTTCTTTTTCTGATACAAATATAAGAACTTTATTTTAAATAGAAAAATTTTATTTGAATTATTTTCTATTTGCTCGGGTTAATCGGCTAGGAAGTCGAAGATTTCTGGAGGATAGTTAATTTCATCCTCTGGATCATTTATGTAATCTTCATAATCCTCGTTATATTTATCGTAAATGTTATCTTGTGATGTATTGGGTACCCTTGTACATCTTTCAGGATATTTCTTTACGAAGTCATAGGCTTCTTGAGTAGTCATTACCTTGTCTGAGGTAAATTCGTAGGTTACATAAGAATAAGTTTCACCCAATCTAGAAACTTCATATTGCTGGTATCCAGATTTCTCAATCTTATAGATTTGATTTTCTGGAATCGTTTCTATTTCTACCCTATATTTATACCATTGCTTCTTCCCTTCTTTTGGTTTAATGCCCATGCTATCTTGAAGAGAGATTAACTTGGTTATTGGACTTTCAAAACGAGAAGGAGCAGTGCTCACTTCTACTGGATGAGTTTTATTCTCACCAATAAAGTAAATCACTGCCCCCAAGGTTACCAGGCCCAATATGAATTTAGTTTCTGAGTTCATAACCTGTAGTTTCGAATTTATTTTTAATGTTCTTTGCAAGGTATTTACCTTTTGATTCTGCTTGATGTAAACCGTTGCAGATTTCATAAGGTACATCATCATAGCGATAAACTCGATTACCTTTAAAAGCAACCCAAAGTTGTTTCTTCTTTGAGTCATAACCAAAGCCCTCAATATTAGAGGATTCGCAAGGAATCATTTCGACTCCGGTGTTCATTTCTACTGATTCTAAGTATTCGTTCTTTTCCATGTCTATATTAAAATTTTAAAAGTGTTAGTTCTGGGTGGAATTTGAGATTTGCCCTTTGGAAGATTGCCCAGGTACCAAGTACTCCCTGAGAATTAGTATGTACCCATTCATCTTCCATTCTGAATAATATGTGAGAGCATACCAGCATTTGGTATTCACTTAGCATATTTATCAGTTGAGGAGTATTCTCAATTTCTACGTATAATTCAATGTGCTCATCTAGTGCTCGAATTATTTCATCATCCTCAATCTGAAGGAGTTTTTTGATTAAGTCTTGGGCAATATCATTCCCATTTTTAACGTCCTCTTTGATTGAGTTGAGTGATTCAATCTGAATACCAGCAATGAGCTTTACGATGTCTTTTGTTTCCTTGTCCATAATTAAATTTTCTTTATGCAAATATACTAAAATTATTTTATATAAAATACTCTTTTATATAAAATACTCTTTTATATAAAATACTCTTTTAATAAATACGGAGGTAAGTGTTAGCGGTTCTTGATTTCCTCTATCTTTTCCTTGATTGAGTCGGGGAAGATAGCATCATCTACCCATCGCATAAAGAATTTAGAAGGCTTCTTTTCTGGATTGAGAAGTAATTGTCTTTGCTCTGTAGAGAACTTAATACGTTCATCTTCCCTCATATACTTGGGAAGTTTAGTGAATTCTGCCTGAGAGAAGGAGATTACGTTTTTACCAACTTGGGCCCTTAATGGTTTCTTCCTTTCCTTATAGAGATATGGGATAATCTTTTTCGAGGGTCCCCCAAGAATGCTAAAACCAAAGATTACCATTGGGTCAAATTTATCTGCTTTTGGGTCCTTAGCTCGTTTGATACATCTTGCCATCCAAGAGAATGAATTTGGATATTGCTTATTGTCGGTTGCTTCTCCCACATCCTTTTTATTGAACTCAAATCCAGGAAAGTGAAATAGAAAGTCCTCAGTAAGGATAAATACAAATCCCAATCCCCTAAGATATTTAATGATATCTTGTTGGCTTTTACCCTCTTCAATCATTTTCTCTACATCTGCAAGAATGTCCTCCCTTGGTGATTCCAATTCCTTAGTTGTAGACCCTGCAGGTCTTCCTCTGCCAACATTAGGTGCCTTAGCAGGCAATGTACCAGATAACCTATCTAAGTATTCTTTGAAGTTATCAATATCTTGTTTATTAGTAAGAGTTACTTCTACTCTTATGGGACCGTTATGCTGTACCTTTGGACCTGAATTCATCTCGGTATAGGCATCTACCAACCTATCGGATAATGGGGTACCATTCTCTGATAGTGTAGTGATTCTAAGTTTTGGTTTATATACTTCTTGTTCCATTTTCGACTTAATTAGAAAATAAAAGGCCTGAACAATTTTTATATTGCCAGGCCTTCTACCATTATTAACGAATACTCAAAAATATGATAAGTAAAAGTAAAAAGTGCTCTTATTAATCTTCTTCTTTAGCGGCCTTCTTTTTTTTCTTGTCTTTGGCCTTCTTATCTTTCTTATCGGAAGCCGTTTTTTCTTTTACCTTTTCTTCCTTCTTTTTCTTAGTTTCCTTTTCCTCCTTGGGAGCCTTACCTGAAGCAA